GGAGACTCAGTAGACGAGCTTTGCGTTCGTCTACTGAGTCTCCTGGGCCAGCAAGGCTATCCTGCTGAGCAGGCACAGAAGATCGAACCCCAGACCCTCAAGGCCTGGGTGAAAGAGCGTGTCGAGAAGGGTGACCAAGTCGACACAGAGCTGTTTGGCGTGTACATCGGCCAAAAAGCAACCATCAAGACCAAGTGAACCAAGGAAATTTATCATGGCAAAGAACGAGATCGCGGAACAAAAGGCCAGCACCGCACTGGCAATCATGAGCGACCTGGAGCAGGACGCTGGCGCCGGCTTTGACGGCATGACGCAGGACGACTATGCACTGCCGTTCCTGCGGCTGCTGACCAGCACCAGCCCTGAGGTGGGGGAAGTGGACGGCGCGCTGCCGGGCATGATCCTCAACTCTGTGACCGGCGAGCTCTACGACGGCAAGAAGGGCATCACCGTTGTGCCGTGCGCCTACGTGCGCCAGTACATTGAGTGGGCACCCCGCGGCCAGGGCAGCGGTGCACCCGTGCACATCTACCCCGCAACCAGCGACATCCTCGCGCAGACTCACAAGGAGCCTGGCGACAACAAGGACTACCTGGACAACGGGAACTACATCGAGAACACGGCCAACTACTACGTCATGCTGGTGGGCGCCAATGGCGTGCCGGAGCCGGCGCTCATCACCATGAAGTCCACGCAGCTCAAGAAGAGCCGCAAGTGGAACTCCATGATGCAGTCGGTGAAGATGTCGGGCAAGAACGGCCTCTTCACGCCGCCGATGTACAGCCAGATGTACATGCTGACCACCGTGGCCGAGTCCAACGACAAGGGCAAGTGGTTTGGATGGGAGATTCAGCGCATTGGCGACGTAGGCAGCGCGGACATCTACAACGCAGCCAAGTCGTTCGCGCAGTCAGTCGGCGCGGGTGATGTCAAGGTCAAGCACGAGAGTGAGTCGGGCGCCACGAGCAACGGGCCAGCTCCATTCTGATTTTGGGGCCGAAAGTGGCTGGGTCACTGATAGTTGAGTCATCCTGGGTAGCTCCCAGGAGGCAACACACGGGTACCCGCCTGGCCATGAGTAGGCCCCTCCTCACAAGAAAGAAGAAATGACTGACATCACCAGGTTCAAGGCGATCTTCTCCGGCCTGGACATCGCCTATGGAACATACAAAATCGAGTCCTCACGAGGGGACGGAAAGCAGGCAGGCAAGGCCGTCGTGGTGCGCAAGCCACCGACTGACGACCTCTGGTCCAAACACCTCGAAGGCGTTGAGCCGAGTCTGGGGATTATTCCGATCAGGGCGGATAACACGTGCATCTGGGGCTGTATTGACATTGACCAGTATCCACTGGACCACGCCGGGCTCATAAAGAAAATCCGCAGCCTGGACCTGCCCATGGTGGTGTGCCGCAGCAAGTCCGGCGGCGCTCACGTCTTCCTCTTCATCAAGGACCCCATCCCCGCCTCGGAGATGCAGCGGTTCCTCAAGGCTGCAGCGGCGCTGCTGGGTGAAGCAGGGCGCGAGATATTCCCCAAGCAGTCAGAGATTCTGGTCGACCGCGGCGACACCGGCAACTTCTTGAACCTGCCCTACTTCGGCAGCGACCAGACCATGCGCTACGCCATCAAGGACGATGGCACAGCAGCAACCCTTGAAGAGTTCTACGGCCTTTACGACCAATGGGTCCAGCCCACAGACCTTCAGTTTCCCGAGCAGCCCAAGCAGGCTGACCACCCAATCAAAGACGGCCCTCCGTGCCTGCAAGCATTGTGCGCGCAGGGCGTACCAGAGGGCACACGCAACAACGCGCTCTTCAACATTGGCATCTACCTCAAGAAGGTGCACCCAGTGAACTGGGACAATGCCCTGTCCGAGCACAACTTCAAGTACGTGGCGCCTCCGCTGCCCAACAACGAGCTGCAGGTCATCATCAAGCAGCTCCACAAGAAGGACTACCGCTACAAGTGCAAGGACGCGCCGCTCAACAGCTTTTGCAACAGCGGCCTGTGCAGGACACGCAAGCATGGGATCGGGGCCCACGGGCCAGACGCCCCGCAGATGTCTTCACTGTCCAAGTACAACAGCGACCCGCCCCTGTGGTTCCTCGACATCAACGGCAAGCGCATCGAGCTCGACACCGAGAGCCTGTTTGCCCAGGCAGCCTTTCAGAAGGCCTGCGTTGAGAAGATTAACCTGCTGCCGCCCACACTGCGCAAGCAAGACTGGGAGCAGCTCCTCAACGCGTTGCTCAAGGAGATGGTCGAGACTGAGCAGATCACCGAGGCCAGTGAAGACACCAGCATCACCGGCCGCTTCAACGACCTACTTGAAGAGTTCTGCACCCACCTGCAACAGGCCATGGACCGCGATGAGATTCTCATGGGCCGGCCGTGGACGGACGACGAAGAGGCCAAGACTTACTTCCGCATGAAGGACCTCGAAGCGCACCTGGTGCGCAACAACTTCAAGGGCATGACTGCGCCCAAGATGGCCCAGCGCATCCGCGACCTCGGGGGCGAACCCATAAGCCTCTTCTTGAAGAACAGAGCGGCGCGCTGTTGGCGCATCCCGCGCTTTGACCGGCAAGACGCCCCATTCGCAACGCCCGAGCAACGCACCCAGAGGAGCCCATTCTGATGCTCAAGATCGACGGACACGACAACGCCATCATCGGGCCTGCAATGGTCTGGCGGGACAAGGGACTGTGCAGCGCACTGGTGTACGACGCCGAGCAGATCAGGGAGAACCTGATCAAGCAGGGCATGACGCACGAAGAAGCACGCGAGTTCATCGAGTTCAACATCGAAGGCGCCTACGTGGGCGAGCACACGCCGGTGTTGGTGTGGCCAGCGGACGAGTGGGAGGAAGAATGAACATCACCAAAGTTTTCGGCCCACCCGGCAGCGGCAAGACGACGTTCTTGTTGGGCATCGTAGAGACAGAGCTGGGCCGCTCAGTGCACCCGAGCCAGATCGGCTACTTTGCCTTCACCAAGAAGGCGGCCACCGAAGCGCGCGACAGGGCCATCCAGAAGTTCCCGCACCTGAACCCCGACACGGACTTCCCATGGTTTCGAACGCTGCACAGCCTGGCGTACCGGTGCCTTGCCATCAGCACCAAGGACATGATGGCGCCTGAGCACTACAGGGAGTTCGCCCTGGAGGCCGGCATTGAGCTTGCCATCGAGAGCGGCGAGGAAGAGTTTGCCGTGAAGGCGGACAACCCCATCCTCAACGAGATCAACATCGCACGGATCAAGGGCCTGGACCTGCGCACTCACTACAACCAGTCGCAGATGGAGATCGAGTGGTTTCACTTCGAGTACGTCGAGCGCGCCTATCGCCACTACAAGACCAGCCGCAACCTGCTGGACTTCACCGACCTGCTGGAGCAGGCTTGCCAGTTCCCCGAGCGCCTGCCGCGCCTGGAGTCCCTGATCATTGACGAGGCGCAGGACCTCTCGCGTTTGCAATGGAGGCTGGTCGAGCAGTTGGCACTGCGCGCCCAGCGCTGCTTTCTGGCAGGCGACGACGATCAGGCCGTCTACACCTGGGCCGGAGCAGACGTCGACAGCTTCCTGAACTTCGAGGGCCAGATCAAGGTCCTCGACCAGTCCTACCGCGTCCCGGCCAAGGTGCACGCCCTGGCCGACCGCGTGGTGCACCGCATCCGCAAGCGCCAGCCCAAGGTCTGGAAGGCCCGCGAGGAGGCGGGCAGCGTCCACTACTACAACGACTTCCAGCAGGTCGACATCACCGCCGGCAACTGGCTCATCCTGGCCAGCACCAATTACATGCTCACCGACATGCACGACTGGATCAAGAGCCAGGGCTTGCTGTTCGAGCGCCACGGCCAACGCAGCGTCAGCGAAGCAGTGCTCACCGCGGTGCTGGGCTGGGAGAAGCTGCGCAAGGGCGGGGAGGTGCCCTACCCGGTCGTCAAGCACGTCTACAAGTACCTCGACAGCAGCTGCATCAAGCACGGCCACAAGATGCTGCGCACGGCCGACACGACCGCCAGCTACACGCTCGATCTGTTGAAAGAAAAGCATGGGCTTCTTTCCACAGAAATCTGGCACAAGGCGCTGACCAAGATCAGCGAAGAGAGGCGCGACTACCTGATCTCGCTCTTGCGTCGCAACACACGGCTCACGGGCCACGTGCCAATCAAGCTGTCCACGATCCACGGCGCCAAGGGCGGGGAGGCGGACAACGTCCTGCTGCTCACGGACCTGTCGACTAGGTTTGCCAAGGACTACGACAAGAACTCCGACGACATTAACCGGCTGCTGTACGTGGGCATCACCCGCGCCAAGCAGACACTGCATGTTGTCCTACCCAAGAACGAGCAAAAAGGATTTCGACTATGAAACGCGACACCAAGACCATGTCCATGTTCCCCCGGATTTCCGAGTGGGTGCCCCCTCAATCATTCCCCAACCTGAGCGAAGCCAAGGAGATTGCAATTGACCTCGAAACGTGTGATCCCAACATGGAATCAATGGGCCCTGGCTGGCCTCGCAACGACGGTTACATTGTGGGCTACGCTGTGGCCGTCGACGGTTGGGCAGGCTATTTTCCTGTTGCTCATGGCGGTGGCGGTAACCTTGATCGCCGGATTGTTGATCGCTGGGTGCGAGATGTACTCGCAACGCCAGCAGACAAGATCATGCACAACGCAGCCTACGACCTCGGCTGGCTCAAAGCCTCCGGCTTCGAGGTGAATGGCACGATCTATGACACCATGCTGGCAGCGCCGCTGCTCGACGAGAACCGGTTCAGCTACGCCTTGAACAGCCTGGGCTTTGACTACCTCAAGGAGATCAAGAGCGAGCAAGGCTTGAAGGAGGCGGCGCAGGACTTCGGCGTGCACGCCAAGAAGGAGTTGTGGAAGCTGCCGGCCATGCACGTGGGCGAGTACGCGGAGCAGGACGCGGCCCTCACGCTCAAGCTCTGGCACCATTTCAAGGCGCTGATGCGCAACGACGAGGTCGAGTCGATCTTCCAGCTTGAAACAGAGGTGCTGCCGGTGCTGGTGGACATCACGCTCAAGGGCATCCGCTTCAATCGCGCCGAGTGCGAGGCCAAGATGGAAGAGATGCGGACCAAGGAGCAGGACATCCTGAAGTACATCAAGAACCAGGCCGGCGTGAAGGTGGACATCTGGGCCGCGGCCAGCGTCGCCCATGCTTTTGACAAGCTGGGCATCCAGTACCCACGCACCGCCCAGGGCGCGCCGAGCTTTACCAAGAGCTTCCTGGACACGCACGAGCACCCCATGGCCAAGATGATCGTGGAGGCCCGGGAGCTCAACAAGACCCACGGCACGTTCCTGGAGCCCTACTTGCGCCACAGCGCCAAGGACGGGCGCATTCACACCCACTTCAACCAGATGCGCAACGAGGACGGCGGCACGGTCACCGGGCGCCTGTCGGCGGCCAACCCCAACCTGCAGCAGGTGCCGGCCAGGCATGAGGTGATCGGACCGCTGGTGCGGGGCTTGTTCCTGCCGGAGGAGGGCCAGCTTTGGGCGGCAAACGACTTCTCCTCGCAGGAACCGCGCTTGCTGGTGCACTATGCCACACTTCTGGGCCTGCCGGGTGCTGAGAAGATGGCGCAGGCCTACCGCGACAACCCAGATACCGACTTCCACCAGATGGTCGCGGACATGGCCAGCATCAAGCGCAAGGCGGCCAAGACGATCGGCCTGGGGCTGATGTACGGCATGGGCAAGCCCAAGCTGGCGGGTAGCCTGGACTTGCCGTTGGACGAGGCCAGCGAGCTGATCGCCACCTTCCACAGCAAGGTCCCCTTCCTCAAGGGCACCGTGGACGCGGTGATGAAGCGCATCGAGCACCCGGCCTCGGGCGGCGCGATCCGCACGCTGCTGGGCCGCAAATGCCGCTTCCCGTTGTGGGAGCCAGTGGAGTGGGGCGTCAACAAGGCGCTGCCGCGCGAGCAGGCAGTCATTGAATACGGCTCACGGATCAAGCGCGCCGGCACCTACAAGGGCCTGAACAGGCTCATCCAGGGCTCGGCCGCCGACCAGACCAAGGCGGGCATGGTGGCGCTGGCCAAGGCCGGCTTTGACATCCGCCTGCAAGTGCACGACGAGATCGCCCTGTCGGTCAAGAGCGTTGAGGAGGCCCGCGAGGCTGCAGACATCATGGCCAAGGCCGTGAAGCTGGAAGTGCCCAGCCGAGTGGACGTTGAGACTGGACCGAGCTGGGGGGCCGCGGCATAATTCCCTCAGGGCTTCTTGCAGTTGCCCTTTGGGGGAAGTCTCCAACTTGGCCAGGCCGCGTGCCTGGCCTCTTTTTCCACAGAAAGGAGAATCATGCCTACATGGGTTAAGAACAGAGTGGTTCCGGCCTATCCGGAGCCTTACGTGCGCAAGCGCAAGAGAGGCAGGCCGAAGAAGAACGGCCGCCCAAAGAAGGACCGCTGGCAGGAGATGCGCGCGTCGCCCTCCAAGCGCACCGGCAGCCGCTTCCGTACCGTGTCCATGCCTGAAGAAGCGTACTTCATGCTCGACGAGATGAGCCTGTTTTACAAGTCCCCGAAGAGCGGACTATTGGCCAAGCTGGTAGAGGCTGCATTCGAGAAGGCACACAAAGAGTCACTCACCCTTCAACGTATCAACGAGAACAGAAAGAAAGAGGTCCCCAATGAAGCATCAGACGGAGATATCCCTGCCCGTAGAACTCACTTTTGAGGTCTGGGAAGAGATCAGACTTACAGGCATAGAAATGCCTGCGGAGCTACACTTAAAACGCGTCATGCTGCCGGTGATTGGGCCGAGCAACAAGCTGCGCTACATCGACATCACCAACAGCATCTCCGAGGCCCAGAAGCTGCTCTGGGAGGAGGAGTTTCTTGAGTCCCAGTCATGAAGCTATCTGATATCCTGCGCGACCTGGCCAAGTACCCAAGCCACTCCCTTATCAGACCGTACCTTCAAGCCGCGGCAGACAAGATTGACGAGAGCCATTTGTGGCGTGAAGCGTGGCTGAGAGCAGAAAAAAGAGTTGAGGAGTTGACAAAAGAATTGGAGTCGCTAAGATAGCGTTTCCACGAACAGAAAGGAGAAAGAAGATGAGCCCTAAGTTACAGCCCTGGCCCTGGCCATTCCCTCAGTGGGATGGCACTCGTTGGGTCATGCCTGCTGAGCAGGCACCTGAAGAATTCTTGAAGCGCCCCGATGCGCCTGTCGAAGAACTTGAGGAGGCACCGTTTTGAACCCCGATGTCTTTAAAGCCCTAGCTGCCAGTGGGCGTTACTACAACACCGGCAAAGTACTCATTGGCCTGCAATACAACAAGCCTCTCCCGCAGCTCAACAGCGACGAGGAGCTCGTGCAAGCAGGACTGCTGGGCATCCCCAAGAAGCGCCCCTTGGCCACCTTTTCCCTCTGCTTGGTGTATGGACTTGCCGTCTTTGCGGCCGGCTCGTACGTCGCCAAGCTTCTTGCCTGACCTCCAACCATTTAAGGAGAACCCCCGTGAAAACTGCAAAAGCAAAATCCAAAACCGCCCAGGTCCGCGAGTTCCTGGCCAAGAACCCCAACGCCAAGGCCAAGGACGTGGCCACGAAGTTTGGCGTCTCAGCGCCCGTGGTCTACGTAGTGCTCAGGCACATCAAGGAGCAAGCCGAAAAGATCGCCCAAGAGGGGGCGGCACAGGTGCAGCAAGAAGAGGTGTCGACCACGCTGACCGTCCACGAGGGCGGAGGCATCGTCGCGATACTCACGGAGCGCGGCGACCGCTACGGTAAGTTTTCTGGCCACGCCAAGATCACGCAGGACATCAAGCGTGCGATGTCAGAGCATGCCCGTCTGCACAACAAGACCTTCACCGATAGCCAGTGGGAGTCATTGGAGATGATCGCCCACAAGATCGGCCGCATCGTCAACGGCGACCCGGATCACGTCGATAGCTGGGTTGACATTGCTGGCTACGCCCAACTGGTTGCCGACGAGTTGCAAGGAGTGGAGCGATGAGCGAACTTCTTCCTATCGTAGGCATCATCTGGGTTGCCGCTGCGTGGCTCACGCATGTGGTCACCTGCTTGAGCGCGGCCAAGTGGGGCTTCCTCATTGCAGGGGCCATCTTCTTTCCGGTCGGGTGCGTGCACGGCACAGGCATTTGGTTTGGGGTGTTCTGATGAAGAAAACGCTTCTCATTGCACTTGCGGCCGCCGCTCTTGCTGGCTGCCAGTCTGACGCTGACGTGGCATCACGCAACGTGTCAAAGGCAGCGGACAACTTTGAAGTTGCCCGCCGCGTGATCTTCTACAACGGCATCACGAACGACTACATGCTGTCCATTGAAGGCTACTGCAGCCTGGGCAACAACGACAAAGCAGGCTTCTTGTCTGTGACGTGCAGGACCGGGCCTGGCGCGTTCAAGAAGCACTTCTTGGGGCTGTCCGACAACGTCACGTTCTTCGTTGAGCAGATCGATGCGAAGAACGTCAGCACGTCGTTTTACCGAGTGGTGTTCAAGCCCTCGGTCATTGTCCCTGACATTGAGATCAGGTAAGAGAAAGCCGTGGTGTAGGGAAAACACCTAGATTAACTTTTGCTGTGATTAGTAAAATCACTACGCCAACTTAGAAAGGAGAAAGGCATGAGCAAGAACTTCAACCTCAACATCCATCACGTCACCTCGATCAGCATCGGCTCCATCAAGGAGACGCTCAGCTATGGTGGCGTGAGCGCCACTCGTGAGCTGGTGATCGAGACGCCTGAAGGCACCATCGAAATCACCCTGTTCTCGCAGCACGTCAGCGAGGACTCGGACGAGAAGCTGCTGGAGGTGCGACTGTGACCGGCCGCCAGTATGAAATTGAAGACAAGGAGCTTGTCCAGGAGCTTTTGGACTTGGTGGACAGGCTGGAACGGCTTAACGACAGCGTAGGTTACACGCCGATACGGCATGCAATAAGCCACCGTGTCGTAGAGATACGCTTGCTGGCACGCGATGGGCATCTCAGGAACATGAACGGGGGGAAAGGGCTATGAGCATGAACACCCCGTTCCATCTGCGGCAGCGGGAGTTCAACGCCTTCAACGCGGCCAACCCGGCCGTGTGGGAGCACTTTGAACGCTTCACGCTGGAGGCCATCAACGCCGGCCACAGGAAGATCAGCCACTGGCTCATCATCAACCGCATCCGCTGGGAGGTGATGATCACCACCCGCGGTTCGGACTACAAGATCAGCAACGACCACATCGCGTTCTACGCGCGCTTGTTCGTGAAGGTGCACCCGCAGTATCGGTTCATCTTCAACCTCAAGCGCATGAAGGACGAACCATGGCACGGGGACATGCCGCTATGACCTTCACCGGAACAAACCTCATCCTCGTGCGCCAGGCCCTGGCCTTGGCCATCGAGCATGTGACCATTGAAATAGGCATGTGCCCCGACGTTGAGTTGTGGGGCGTGGAGATTGAAGATTTGGAGCGTGACCGGGCGGCCTACCAAAGGCTGCTGGCGCGCATTGACAGAAAGCTACTACCGTGAACAGTAAATACAAACGGCGCACGTTCGCCGACGTCGAAACCGAAGCCTACGCCAAGGGCTGGAGCGAGGGCCGCGAGCTGGCGCGCAAGGAATTTGAAGAGGGCTGGAAGCTTCTGTCCAAACACGACAGCGACACCATGGCAGAGCTGCTGCGCACCCAGGCACAGCTTCGTAACATCTCCCTGCGCCGGCTGGCCTGGCAGCGGGTCAAGGCAATCTTTTCAAGGACCAAGGATCATGACTTTCAATGAGTGGTGGGGCGGCCTGACCAAGGGCGAGCGCAAGGTGATCGGTGAGGGCAACGCGCGCTTCGTCTGGGAGGAGTGCGAGAAGCACACCGCGGCCAAGGAGGACGGCGATGAGGTCCAAATTGGCGGCTACACCCTCAAGCAGGGCGAGCGCCCGGGCATGATCTGGATCAGCGCTGCCAGCGGTGAAGGCGGGGAGTTTCACCTTGACGAGCTGGCCCAGATCATCGACCGCTTCTTTAAGGAGAAGTTCTGATGGACGACAACCACCTGCTCTATCTGACCACCGCCGAGTGGCTCAAAGGATACGCTTCAGGACTCGACGAGCACCTGCACCCGGCCCTGATCTTCCGCCTCAACTGCGCCGCCGACTTGCTGACCGCAGTGTGGGAGAAGGGCTGCGGCCAAGGGGAGCCCAAGCATGACTGACTGCAAACACGACTGGCATTTCACCAGTGACGCGACCATGGCCATGCGGTGCCAAAAGTGCGGCCAGGATACCGGACCGCGGGACATTCTGGCCGACGTCACGATGTTCGGCATGTCCTGGAGCAGAGGCGGTGAGCGCATCGACCCGACAACCGTCTACAAGCTTCAGAAGCCGCCGAAGTCAGTAGGGGCCTGGGTGATTGACCCATCACCAGACGAGGGCCACGGACCGAGCACCACGTTCTACATCTATCACAGGCCCACGGACGAGCAGATCAAGAACACTGAGCAGGCCTTTGGCTGGAAGTGGAAGGACTTGGCATGACTATTGAAGCAATGAAGCAGGCGCTGGAGGCATTGGAGACTTGCGCCGAAGACGAGTGGTGTAGTGAAGATGACTTTGGCATGGTGCAGGTTTATGACGAAGGCAAGGTGAAGACAGCCATCACCGCCCTGCGCACCGCCATCGAGGCCGCTGAGAAGCAGGAGCCGGTGGCGTGGGCTGTGTTTGAGGGGTGGAACGCGCATGACCTGTACCTGCCTCAAGAGTACGACGAGGCTCTGAAGATGGCGGGATACAAAGGCGATCACGCTGAAATTAAGCCTCTCTACACCACCCCACCCGCAGCACAGCGCCAGCCGCTGACGGATGATCGGATCGGCCAGATCATCGAGCAGTGCAAAATCACTTTGGTCAACTATTGCAGTGGCGAAAAGCAAACCGAGTTTGCCCGCGCCATCGAAGCCGCGCACGGCATCGCAGGAGAGAAGACATGACTCAACAACCCAAGGCTCTGCAACTGGCTGATGCTATGGAAAATGCTGAATATCCAAATGACTATGACGTAGCAGCCGAACTGCGCCGTCAGCATGCGGAGATCGAGCGACTGACAAAGTTCTGTGACGACCTCATCTGCGAGCTATCGGGTTTAAGAATGGCGGCGAATATGCAAAAGCGGATCGACGAACTTAAGGCATCCCCATCCGCACAGGGCCAGTGGGTCGGGCTCACAGACGAGCAGATCAACCAGTACGACTACCAGTACCGCGATCTGCTCTATGACGCTGAGAAGATGCTCAGGGAGAACAACGCATGACCAAGCGCATCACCATTCCGGTGTCCACGGACATCGACAAGATCAGAGACAGGCTGGAGCGCGACACCGGGGTGCGAATGACCTACACGCAGGTCTTCAACTTCCTGGTTCACTTTTACGTCCAACGGGCCAGCGAGCCCAAAAGCAGATGGAGGTCATTGGAATGAATGTAGATGCGATGAAACAGGCGCTGGAGGCGCTGGAAAACGTGAGAAGCTACGACAAAGGTAATCTTTACGGACTTGACGAAAACATCACCGCCCTCAATGCCGCAATCGCGGAGGCTGAGAAGCAGGAACCGGTGGCTGACGGGTTGATTCGTAGGTACATAAACGCGCTGGTTGCAAACAAGCCCGACGAAGCTGCCGATGCGACAAAACGCATGGTTGATTATGTGTTTGCCACCCCACCCGCAGCACAGCGCCAATGGGTTGGGCTGACGGATACGCAAATTGAACAGGTTTACTTTGAAACGGTAAAGAAACACCGAGGCGCACCAATGCCTTGGGGGCAAGTGCAGTTTGGCAAAGCATTGGAAGCCAAACTCAAGGAGAGAAACACATGATCGACTTTATTTCATCCAATCCCTCCGCGCACCCGCAGACAGTGGCCTGCGCGCGCCTGTTGGCCGCGGTAACTGCCCAGGCCATTGAGGACGCTTCCAGCAGGCAGGCAACCGGCGCCGAGAACTTCGCCGCCATTGACTGGCTGTTCAGCAAGACCTCTGCGTTTGAGGACTACGCCCGGCTGATTGGCGCGGACGCAGAGCAAATTCGCACCGCCCTGCTGGAGCCGCCCCCCGACATCGAGCCCAAAAGCAGCAGGTTCGACACGAGCAGACGCCGCTACTTGAAAGTCTCTCATGGGAAGTGGCTGGCAAGACGCAAGGCAGAAGAAGCCGCCCTGAAGAAGGCAATGGGGGAGGACAATGCCGCTTAACAAGCCACTCACACGAGAAGACTGGCTGACGTACTTGGACACAACTTGGAAAAAATGTTTGGCTGATGCATGGCAAAAGGAGTGGGATGACATGAACAGAGACGACATCATCAAAATGGCGCGTGAGGCTGGGTTCAATCTGGAGCACGGCTTCTTGCTGCGCGTGACAGGCATTGATGAAGACCTTGAACGCTTCGCCGCCCTTGTCCGTGCTGATGAGCGCAACCGCACATGGACGCAAGAGCATTGGACTGAGTATGAGCGCAGCATCGCAGCAGCCGAAAGAGAGGTGTGTGCAAAGGTGGCTGACCTTGTGGCCCGTGAGATGGACGACACGAACGGCATCGCAACCTACATAGCCGCTGCCCTCCGAGCAAGGGGGCAGACATGACAAGCCCCGAAGTAATGGGGGCCCTGGCCCTCGTGCCGGTGATCCTGGTCATCCTGTGGGCGTTCAACGCCGACTGGGAACAGGACCACGGACCGCGCGACGACTTCCTGCCCGACTACCCGCCATGCCCGCCCTGCAACAACGACTGCGAACAAGGTCGGGACTGCCCAAACAAAGCAGACAAAGCACACAAGGAAAACTGAGATGCCGAAAAAATTGATCCTGTCCCCGCGCGAGGAGCAAATCCTCAACGCCATCTGCGAGCTTGGACAGACCGACCTGGTGGCCCGTAAACTGGATATCTCGCCGCGGACCGTGGAGGTCTACATCAGCCGCGCCATGTCCACCAACAAATACCCCAACCGCCTCATGCTGGCCCTGGCCAGGGACAGAGAACTTCGTAGCAAAAGGAGCTGAACATGAGACCCGCTGAATTTTCAACAGAAAACCCACCCCGGCCCATCGACTGCCTGGAGACCAAGGAATACATCGCCGGCCTGCGCCGCCGCATCGAGGTCCAACAGGACGGCATGGAACACCTGGCCAACCAAGTCCACCAACTCAGAGTCCAAAAGCGCCGGCTGGAAGAGCAAATCGAGCGCCTCGCCCTCGACCTGGGCATCAAAGACGGCCACACCGGGCCAGGATGGGAAGAGGTACCCAAGTGACCCCGGCGTTCGAAGGGCTCATCGCGGGCCTCGTGCCACGGCCCACGGTCCAACTGCTCATCATCACCGCCGGCAACACCAAGTACGCCTTCGTCGGGCCCTGCTTCGGCGACAAGGCCATCACCGCCATCGAAGTGGCGGACACCCTCCCCATGTCAGTGGCCGCCCGCCTGATGACAGGGGAATGGTGCGAGCCGGGGGAGCTGCAGTGAGGACAAAGCCAAGTTCTCAATCCGGTTGTCCCAGCGGTTGCCGTTGAGGTGGCGCACAGGGGACATGGGCCACTCCCCGTCAGTCAAGTACAAGGCAATGTCCTGACCGTCGAAATAACGGCCGCCAATGCCAATGCGGACAGGGGAATGAGGCTTGTACGTGCCAGCAAGAGCACCGGCCTTGACCCGCGGACCAAGGGCCTTGCGCCAATAGATGCGGCCAGTGTCGGGTTCGTACCGGAGAAACTGGGAGATCAGGGTAAGATAGTCGTCGCTCATGTCGTTCCTCTCCAACGATGATGGGAAGTGAAGCCCAGGTGTGTCGAGCACCTGGGCTTTGCGCATTTTATAGGCAATGCGGTGGTTTAGGGGCGAAGAAGGGTGTTTTGTCAGGGTTTCTACCTACACGGACCACGGGTCACGGGCAAATTCGGGGTTTCTATAGACCAAATGAGACTCAACATGTGTTTTTATTTTTTTTTTTTTAAAAATGACGTGATAGACGTAATGGTGTAATAGATCAATGAAATCAATAGGTTAGATGTGTACAGTACATTACAAGGTGTTCTACAGTGTAATTTCACATAAAATGCGCGCGCGACCTTTTTTTGAAAAAAAAAAAACATACATTGGTCATTTTTTTCCTATATAAACCCCCGAATTCGCCTTCCCCGGCCTTGGGAGGAGGTTGCGTTACCCTGTAGAAGTGTTGCACAATCGGCCTATGAGAATCGAGAGACACGTCCCCCTGCCTGACGACCGCCAACGGCAGGTCTACCCCTTCCCTGACATGGCGGTGGGCGACAGCTTCCTGGTGCTGGACGCGGATTGGATCAAGAACTTGCGCAGCGCGGCCTACATGTACGCCAAGCGGCATCCTGGGGTGCGGTTCACCATTCGCAAGTATGGTGAGGGCTGGCGGCTGTGGAGGGTCACTTGATGCGGACGTACAAGGATGAAAAGTTCTTGGCTGGCAAAAGCCTTGGTGGGGTGGACCAACGGGTCGAGGACCGGATCACCGCGCCGGTCAAGCCCCACAAGCCCCGGGTGCTGACACCGCAGGAGTGGAAGTTCGTCGAGGAATTCGTGGCCGGTGATGGGCACGTGACCCTCAAGGAAGCCGCGATCCGCGCCGGGTACAGCGAAATCTGGGCAAAGAACCGGGCCCGGGAGCTGACCGACCCTGACAAGAGCCCCCACATCGTGGCCGCTATCCAGGAGCGCCGCCGGGAGCTGGGCGAAAAGTACGCCACCACCTTTGAGCGGCACATGCGCGACCTCCAGGTCATCCGCGACCAGGCGCTGGCTGCAGGTGCGTATGGCGCGGCCGTGCAGGCAGAGTATCGCCGCGGCCAGGCCCTGGGCACGATCTACATCGACCGCAAGGAAATCAGGCACGGGACCATTGACAGCATGTCCAAGGAAGAGGTCATGCGAAAGCTTGAGGAGATCAAGCGCCTGTACGGTGGCCAGGCCGGGCCCATCGTGGACGTAACGTCCAGGCAGATCGAGGAAGAGCCTGAAGAGGAAAAAGACGATGGCAATGAAGCCCGAAGCGAACCTGTACAAGCGCCTGAAAGACAACGTCCCAAATTGCCATTTCACCCGGATTGAATCCCGGGTCAACCTGGGCATCCCGGACTGTCTGGTCGCCTTCCCGCACGGGGAGTTCGTGATGGTCGAGCTCAAGGTGGTCAAGCGTGGGCGCAAGATTGCCCTGTCTCCGCACCAGGTGGCCTTCCATGTCAAACACGCGGACCTGCGCTGCCCGACCTACATCCTGGTCCAGTATTTCCCGCCTGGTACTGCCCATGCTCACAAGTCGGACCTGCTGCTATACGCGGGAGAGCAGGCCCTGGACCTGGTGCGCATGGGGATCGACACACCGCCTATGGCGCGCTGGCCCTGGACAGGGATTTCCTGGGCTGAACTGCGCGCTGCCATGCTGGCTTGACGATCGTAAAAACACTATGCTATGATGCCCCTGCCTGGATGACCAGGTAACCATAGAAAGGTAGAAAGCAAATGAGGAAGCTCAAAACATTCACGCAAGGCGACGGCGCACATTGGGGCCTGTCTGATTGGTATGACGACGGCGAGACAGAGCTTGCCGCTGCGCTTACCGACCATGCCCCGTTCGATACGGGTTGGTACTCCAGCAAGAAGGAGATCGCATCCGCACGCATCTGGTCAGAGGACGGCATCAAGATCAAGGTCGAGGTGTCTGTGTCTGATGACTTTGACACCCTCGGCGGAGGCTACGCCAGCACTAACGAGTGGACGATTGATGCCATCCGTGCCTGCATCAGCAACGCATGGGACAGGGCGGAGTCGGACAGGGGGGAGAATCAGGAGTACGAAGGATTCAGAGTCGGGCGAGAGGGGCGCTGGGAGGAGACTTACCTCGTCAGCATTGGGTGGGGAGAGAATCTGTCACCCCCGGGCGAAAACTACCATTGGTGGGGTTGGCAATACGACGGCGCTGACGACACAGTTGGCGTGCCGCACCCTGACATCCCGGTCGAGATCGTGCAAGCGTTTGAGAAGTGGGCGAATGACTGGGCGTTCGGTCGCATCGAGGAGAAGTCCCTCACAGTTGGGGAGTGGACGATCACCCCGTGGAGGGATACTCGCTCGCAACCCGAAGACCCCAACGATTACGTTGGGATGGGGTGGGTCGGTCATGATGGTCGCCCGTAATTTGTAGCCGAGGGTGAACCGGACCACGCGCAAGAAAGTTAGAAAGCAGATGATTGCCAACAGCCGGCCTAAAGAACCCGAAATGGTCCCAAACACGCAGCGGGGGCTTGTCCTGCGCCTGTTCTGGCTTTGGCTGTTCCATAGAATTGTTGGCGGGGATAGTTGACACCAGTTGATAATTGTGGTGTAGAATTTCAACCAGGCCGAGCATTCCGCAAGGCCTACAACCTAGAAAGTGAGAAAGACATGTCCGAAACGAATCCTATCGTGGCCGCCTTGCAGGGGGCATTTGAGTCCGCGGTCCAGGCCGCGGTCGAGCAGCGTCTGGCGCCCCTGGCCGCCCGACTGGCCGCGCTTAAGCGCGGCCTGGCCGCGCTTGAGGCGGTACAGGTGCCGCACGAGCAGCGCCTGATTTTCAACGATGACGAGCTGCGCCAACTGGCCGCGCACGTCAACCTGGCAGAGCTGGCCGGCGAACTGATCCCTGCCCAACTGCGGACAATAGGCGAGGGCGTCAACCTGGCCAGCCTGGCCGCCGAGCTGAGCCCGTCCGAGCTGCTCGACAATGTCGATTGGTCCGAGGTGCTGGACTATGCCGACCTGGCCAGCGAGGTCGACCTGTCCGACCTGGCCGATGAGATCAGCATGGAGCGCCTGACGGATGCGATCGACCTGAATGGGAAAATCCGCGACTATTTGTCCGACACGATGTTCAACATCCGGGAAGCCTGACATGCGGCGCAAAGATAACGTGCAGAAAATCACCCACCTGATGGTAATGAACCCGGGCGGCCCACTGACCCAGGCCCTGGTGCTCGAGGCGGTGCGCCAGTACTGCAGCGACATAGTCGCGGCCGGCCGGCCTGAGGATGACTCGCGCGCCTGGATCAGCCCGGTCGCGATCTACAACTGCGCCGAGGGCATCATCGAGGCGCTCGACCACATGGAGGCCGCGGTATGACCGACGACCAGGAATGGGCGCTCTGGCAGAAAGAGCTCGCGCTCTGGAACCACCGCGCGGCCCAGGTGATGGACAAAATGGGCGGCGGCTTTGCCGCAGCTATCGCCCTGGCCTACTTCCGCGCCGACAGTGACAACAGGGCGCGCTTGCTTGACGCCTTCCCCGACCTGTTCGCGAAATACCGCCAGTGGGCGCGCGACCTGCACGATGATCAACCAGGCGCTTGACGCCTGCCCCTTGTTTGCATGTAGAATGCAAACACCGCCGCCGGGACGGTTTCCCGGTTTCCTAGAAAGTTAGAAAGAGAGTCAGTATGAAAACACTTATGCAGGCCAACACTCAGTGGGCCACCCGTCCGGACGAAGAGCGCTTTTGCAGCCTCCCCGAGATGCATGCCGCCATGGAGGCGCGCCGCGCCATCAGCCGCGCGGCCGTGGTCAGCAGTCGGCGCCTGCGCGCCGTCCCGACCGACGATAACCGGGGCCTGATGATCGAGGGCCCGAACGGCCACGGCTATGCGCCCACGCACTGGGCCATGGGCCAGGCCGCTAACCTGGTCGGCGCGCCAGGCGCCTACCTTCGGCAGCTGCCGGCCCCGCTGGCGGCCGACTGCCTAAATTACGGGTTCCAGGTCGAGCGTGACGCCAAGGATATCGGCGTCCTGTTGTCTCGGAATGGCGTGTCGGAGCTTCGGGCCGTGACCGGGCCCAACTATGGCCGCATTTGGGACGGTGACGTGGTGGCCGCCCTGATGGATCGCTTCGGGGATGGGGTAACCGGTGACTGGCGCGTCCCTGGCACGTGGGGCAAAGCACTCGACCAGGTGACAAAGGCCAACACCACGTTATATGCCGGCGATAGGGATTGTTTTATTTTCCTGGCGGATGAGATAAACCGTATTGAACTGCCAGGCCGGCGTGACGGTAAAACCGGCGAGCTCGCGCGCGGGTTTTTTGTCACCAACAGCGAAACCGGCGCCGGCTCCCTGCGCGTCAAAACCTTTTTGTTTGATTTTGTTTGCGCTAATCGCATTGTTTGGGGCGCGCACGAATTGGATGAAATCAGCATCCGGCACACGGCCAGCGCGCCGGATAAATTTATCGACCAGGTGACGCCCGCTCTTTTGGAATATAGCCGCGCGAGCGCGGCCAATATATCCGGGGTCCTGCGCGGCGCCCAGGCCAGCAAAATCGACAAGGTCGATAAATTCCTGGCGAACCGGTTCGGGCCGCGCGTGGCCGCACGCGTGCAACATGCGCACATGCTCGACGAAGGCCGGCCGATCGAGACGGTTTGGGACGCGGTAACCGGCGCCACCGCGTACGCCAGGTCGATCCCCTGGCAGTCCGACCGGGTCGAATTTGAAACCCAGGCCGGCGGCCTGTTGGACCTGGTAGAGGTGGTTTCGTGAGCCGGCGCCTGGTTTATGCCGGGGCTTTCCCCGGGGTCGGTCGGTTTCGCGTTACCTGGTCGGCCGAATATTCCGAATACAGGGTCCAGTTAATCGACCAGGTCGAAAACCTGGTTTCGGAATATTTCACGCCCGACCGGGTTGACGCAATTAACACGGCCGACCGCATGCTATCCGACCAGGCCGCGCGCCTGGGGGTCGACTGACCTGGTCGACCTGGTAGATTTAACCCGGCCAGCGTGCCGGGTTTTTTATGGTTAGAATGTTTGCACCGCGCCAGGTCGGTTACCTGGTTAGAAAGTTAGAAAGTGAGCCCCGAATGCTTAAGACAATCCGCACCAGCGCGAACCGCAAAACCGGTCCCGCAACAGTCACGCACCGCCCCGACCCGCGCCAGGCTTTGCCCGCTACCAGCGCGATCGCTCGCGATTGGACCGGGCGCCCGTTGGCCTATCGCATCCCCGGCCTTGGCCGTTTTACTTCAAACAAGTAAGGGGCCGGCCATGCTTAAGACAATCCGCACCAGCGCGAACCGTAAAACCGGTCCGATTGCCGTCACCTACCGCGCCGGCCAGCATGCGACCCTGGCCACCTGCCCCAAGGCGTGCCCGCTAAACCCCAAAGGGGACCAAGGCGCCGACCTGGTCGACCAGGCCTATTTGACGGCCGTGCGCCAGGCCGTGCCACCTGGTGGCCAAGCTTGGACCTATTCGCATTTCCCGGCCGAAACCCTGCCGGCGCCGGCGCCTGGTGAAACCGTGATTAACGCCAGCTGCGACACGATCGACCAGGCCCTGGCCGCCATGGCCATCGGCCGCCCGGCCACCGTGGCCGCACCGGCCGGCACGGTTTGGCCGTATACCGTGGCCGGCCGCCGGTTTATCCAGTGCCCGGCCGAAACGGTCGACACGGTTACGTGCGCCAGCTGCGGCGCCGGCCGTCCCTTGTGCGCACGCGGGGACCGGGACTACGCGATTGTTTTTGTTGCGCATGGCCAGGCCGCGCGCCTGGTCGGGTCCGACCAGGCCGGCGGATGTTACGGGACCGGCGGACCTGTTGCGATAGCCTGGCACAGTACCCGCCAGGCCGGCGCGCCTGATGACGCGGCCGCCGTGGTCCGGTTTGCCCGGTCCCTCCCGCCTGGGTCCCTGTTGCGCCACCACGTGGTCGGCGACCTGGGTCGCGACCAGTAACCCGTTTTCACCCCACAGCGAGCCCGGCCGCGCGCCGGGTTTTTTGCTTCGGGTATCAAGCTCCTGCCGGCCTACCTGGTCAAGCTCCTGCCGGCCTACCTGGTCGAGCTCCCATTAACCCGCCAGGCCGGCCGCCGGCCGTGCCAGGCCGCGAGCTTCGGCCAGCTGGCCCGTGGTCCGCGCGCCAGGTATCACGCGCCTGGTCGACCTGGTGCTGCAGCTGGTGGCGCGCGGTTTTGCACCTGGTGCTGCAGCTGGTGGCCGTGGCCGTGTTTGTGTTTGTGTCTACCTGGTGGCCCGTGTTTGCATGTACATGCAAACCAGGTCCGGGGCCCGTGCACCTGGTCGACCAGGCCGCCGACCTGGTGCCCGTGCTACCTGGTCGACCAGGCCGCGCACCTGGTGCCAGGCGACCAGGCGACCAGGCCGCCGACCAGGTGGCCGCGGCGCCCGGCGCCAGGTCCGCGGACCGCGGCGCCCGGACCCCCCACCCCGGACCCCGGGTCCAAAAAACGGGCCGCTGCCCAGGCTGCGCCGGCCTTGGCCCGGTTTTACACGGTCAGTGGTCCGCGAAACAGTTTTCTTGTTCCATGAAAACTACCCCCTTCCAAAAAACCTCGATTTGGCCCAAAAATTTTTCGCAGTTGAAATACAATCAGTTCCATGAAAACAACCTGCTCAAAGTGTGGCTTGCCCAATGACCGCCTGCCCCAGCGGTATTGCCGCGTGTGCCATGCTGCGTACGCCAGGGCCCGTCGTCCGCGGCACGCGGACCTTGAACCGGGTCAAAAGCAGCGATCGATCGCCCGCTCGTACGCCAACGTGTATCAGCGCCGTGGCAAGATTGCCCCCGAGCCGTGCTCCGTCTGCCGTGATCCGGTTGCCCAGAAGCATCATGAGGACTACAGTAGGCCCTTGCAGATCACCTGGCTCTGCCGCAAATGTCACCAAAAGCGGCATTTGGATGACAAACTTCTTCACGTGAAACAATCATGATCCCTGACGACGTTGACGCGGAACGACTGCGCCTTGAGCTGCGGCTCTCGCAACTTGAAGCTCAAGACAGAGCGAGGACTCACTTCATCGACTTTGTTCGGTACGTCTGGCCTGAGGCGATCCTTGGCGCGCACCATGAGAAGATGGCCGCGGCCTTTGATCGGATTGCCAACGGCACGCTCAAGCGCCTGATCATCAACATGCCGCCCCGGCACACGAAGTCTGAGTTTGCGTCCTACCTGCTGCCGGCGTTTCTCATGGGCCGCGCTCCGCGGACCAAGGCCATTGAGGCGACCCACAATGGTGAGCTTGCCGTGCGCTTTGGTCGCAAGGTCAGGGACCTGATGGATCAGCCTGCGTACAAGGAGCTTTTTCCTGAGGTGAGCCTGAAGCAGGATTCAAAGGCTGCTGGCCGGTGGGACACGAACAAGGGTGGCGAGTACTTTGCGGTCGGTGTTGGCGGTGCGATGACCGGGCGGGGTGCGGACGTGTTGGTGATTGACGATCCGCATTCAGAGCAGGATGCCTTGTCGGATTTGGCTTTGGACAATGCCTGGGAGTGGTACCAGGGTGGTCCTCGTACTCGTTTGCAGCCGGGCGGGGCGATTGTGATTGTGATGACGCGCTGGGGCACGAAGGACATGACGGCCCGGCTGATCAAGGCGCAGTCGAGCCACAACGCGGACAAGTGGGAGGTGATTGAGTTCCCGGCCATCTTACCTAGTGGTAGACCCTTATGGCCTGAGTTCTGGAAGCTCGACGAGTTGTTGGCGGTGAAAGCGTCGCTGTCGGTGCAGAAGTGGAACGCGATGTACCAGCAGCAGCCCACGAACGACGAGGGCGCGATCTTGAAGAGGGAGTGGTGGAAGGTCTGGCAGCATGATGATCCGCCGGTGGTGAACTACATCATCCAGACGATGGACACGGCGTACTCGAAGAAGGAGACGGCTGACTTCTCTGTCATCGCGACCTGGGGCGTGTTTTACCTGAACGAGGACTCGGGGGCCAACATCATCTTGTTGGACGTCAAACGGGGCAGGTGGGATTTCCCGGAGCTCAAAAAGGTGGCCAAGGAGCAGTACGACCACTGGCAGCCTGACAACCTGCTGATTGAGGCGAAGGCGACGGGAACGCCGCTGCAGCAGGAGCTGCGGCGGATGGACATCCCGGTGACGATGTACTCACCTGGTGGGCGCAAGACGGGGACGGACAAGATTGCCCGGGTCAACGCGGTGGCGCCGGTGTTGGAGTCGGGGATTGTCTGGGCGCCGGATACGGACTGGGCCGAGGAGTTGGTGGAGGAGTGTGCGGCGTTTCCGCACGGGGACAACGACGACATGGTGGACGTGACGACCATGGCGCTGATGCGCTTTCGCCAGGGCAACTTCGTGACCTTGGCCACTGACGCGCCGGACGAGGAGCCTAGCCAAGAAGGGCTTGTCCCAGAGTACTACTGAGGCATAAAATGGGGCGACACTCTTGACCCGGACGGGGAAATATGCAAGACGAACTCTCGCCCTATCAGCTCAACACCGACCCTATGTCGGAGCCTATTGACTTGAACGCGGAGCAGCCGCTGCCGCAGTTCGCTGAGGGCGGGGAAGTCATGCAAGAGCCTGAGGAGCCGGACTCCGAGGGCTACTACCGGCAACTGCTGGCCCAGTACGCCGGCTACGGCGCGCCGCCGCAAGCACCAGTGCAGTCCTTTGCCAAGGGCGGCTCCGTGAGCCTTGATGCGATGAGCGCGCTCATTGACGCGAGCGAGCCGCAGACTGAGGACGAGGCGACGGCCGACTACCTGTCGCAGTCGCAGCGCATGCTCGAGAACCTCGGTCCGCGGACCAGTCCTCGTCAGGCCACCGGCATGCGCCGGGTGCTGGCGCCCTCTGGTGGTGGCGCGGCGTCTCCGAAGGAGATGGAGTTGGCTGCCGGACCGCTGGCCACGGGCCAGGACTTTGCGATCAAGGAGCCCAAGGCGAAAGGCAAGGGCAAGGCGGGCAAGTCTGCCAAGGAGCAGTTGCAGGCTTTGGCCAGGCAGTACAAGCTCAAGCTGCGGGCGACGGAGAACGAGTCGCGTGGGCTGATGCGCTCGACGCTGGGCGCGCCCACATTGGAGCAGCCCACCTTGACTTCGGAGACGCTGGGCGTGCGCCGGTTCCAGAAGGGTGGTGAGGCAAAAAAGTCTGAGGGGCAGGAGCTGCGGTCCCCTGAAGAGCAGCCGGTGACCGAAGAGTCCAGCGCCTCGCGGGCGCTCAAGTCAATGGTCTCTCCTGTCATGGAAGGCCTGCGTGGTTACGCGGGCCTTGAGCCGAGCGCCTCTGGCAGTGACGCGTATCGCACTGGCCAGGCCTTGGGCAACATGCCTGGCGTGGGCGTGCCTGGGGCGCTGGCGGGCATCTTCATTGGCAAGGGCGCCAAGGGCTGGAACGCGGCTTCCAATGCCTTGGCCCAGAAGATGACCAAGCAGGGTGCCGCGCCTGAGGAGGTTTGGAAGGCGACGGGCAACTTCAAGGCGCCGGACGGCATGTGGCGCCAGGAGATATCGGACGCAGGCGCGACGATTCGCGAGTCTGTTCTTCAGGGTCGGGCGGAGCGAGTGCTGTCGCATCCGGAACTCTTCGCAAACTACCCCGAGCTGGGCAAACTGTCGACGATTGTGAACCCACGGTCAATCAACAGCGCACTTGTTGGTGGTGCAGAACCAGGTGCCGTGATCACTGTCGGTGGGGCCTTGGGAAAAAACGCAGGGGCGAAAGGCATGCTTCACGAGCTGCAGCATGCAATTCAGTTCAAAGAAAATTTCGGCCAAGGCGGGTCAAAGGCCCTGGCCTTTACTGACCCCCAGGCGTTTGAAATTTTAAAGACGGTCCGGGCCCGAATGGCTCAGCCCGTGTCGGCAGAAAAGTTTGCCAAGGAGGGTTGGCAAAGTGACGTGGTGACACCAGAGATTGCGCAGAATTACCAGAAATATCTGAACCACCACAAGAAAAATTTGACCCGCATGGACAAGGCAGCTCAGCAAGCTGCTGCGGAGGAGTATTACATGAGGCTTCTGGGCGAGGCCGAGTCGCGAGCCGTTGAACTCCGTAAGGACATGCCATGGGACAAACGGCTTCAAGTCATTCCCTCGCAAAGTTACCGTATGAATGATGGCCGGGACATCATCCCGCTGGACAAGCTGATCGTCAAGCGCGCCGAGGGCAGTCCCAAGGAAGGCGAGGTCAGTGACGCGGAGATGGAAGCGGCCAGCCGCCCGGCCTTTGTCACGCCCAAGTCAGGCAAGGGCCGCAAGCGCGGTCCCATCAGCGATGCGCTCAACACCGGCTCGGCGTACGTGGCCGCGGCCAAGGGAGCGTCGGAGCTGCCCTACGACATCGCCGGCGCACCGGTGGACATTGCCACGATGGCGCTGCGCCCCCTTGGCTACAACGTCGACAAGCCTGTCATGGGCAGCGACTGGATCAAGGAGAAGATGACGCGCGCGGGCGTGCGGCAGGCGCCTCCTGAGGACCCGACGGCCAAGGGCTTTTACACGGCTGGCGAGCTCATGGCCAACGTAGTCAACCCAGCGGCGGCAGTGCGCAGCGGGGTCCGCGGTGCGCAAAGGGTTGGCCAAGCAGCGCGGAGCGCGGCCCAGGACTTCCAGCAGTACAACCGCCAGTTGGACGTGCCCGGTGCGTCGTACGCCGTGCGGCCCATTGGCAGCACCATGCTCACGGGTCCTGTGGGCCACGATACCGACGTCAGCGAGATAGATCACATTCTGCGGCAGGGAAGAGACAGTGCGCGTAGCGTGGCGGGACAAAACGTTGAACAAGAAGAGCTGATTAAAAACTTCTGGGACGTAAAAGCTCGCAACTTTTTTACGCGTCAATTTGGAACGCCAAATGACCCCATTGCCGCGGCTATTTCCAAGAAGCAAATCAAAGGCTCGGCTTTGGACAAACTTTTCCCTGGATACATGATTGACCAGCTTTCAGTGGGCAAGACGCGCGTAAACGATCAGGGACAAGAACGCTTTTTCCCCAAGTACCCGCAAGCCATGGAAGACTTTACAAGTCGTTATGACCAGGCCACCGGCATTAAAGGCGGCCTGCTTACCCGCAACCCTGCTGCCTCTGAAAAAGACTACACCTCGCTCAGCTCCGAGGGGCGGGCCATAGGCAGTGCCGCGGAGGAGTCAGAGGCGGACAGGATGTTGATGCAGGGCATGAGGCCTGAGCTGATTAACGCAAGGGTGGGTGCGGTCACGCGCTCTTTGAAAGACCCTGCCCGCGTTATTGGAGACGGACCTAGTTCAACCAAAGACCTGTACCTGGCCTATGAGGATTTATTGGCTTACGACAAGATGACGCCTGAGCAGAAAACAGCGTGGGCCAGCAACGAGTTTGGTAGAGGACGCAAGTTGCACGGCATGGACGAGGCGGAGGTCGGCAGGGGCTTTATGGGGGAAAACGTGCGGGCAGCCATTGAAAAGGGCGAGCCAATCTACGACGTCGGTTACATGGGCCGAGAGCTCAAGACGCTGTTCAACGCCGAGAACATCAACACCTATCTGTCAGGCCTGTCTCCCAGAGAACTTGCCAACATCCGGTTTGAAGACGCGGTACGAGGGGGCCTCAAGTTTGGGGACCGGGCCTCAGAATTTGAAAAAATACACGAACGCATTAGGGCGAACAAGCCCGTAGCCGACACAGTGTACTCAAACGGTGTGAGCGCTCCTTTACTGCAGTTTGGCGAGGGCTCAGGCCTTGATGGATTTGCTTGGAAGCGCATCGAAAAGCGCGAAGCCACCGTGCCTGAGGGGGCGTACGTAGGTCACTCTGTTGCAGGATATGAGCTGGGCGGCGTGGGGTACACATCCGACAAGCGCAACGGTTTCAACACTGGCAAGTGGCAAATATATACTCTACGTGACAACAGGAATAGGCCCGTCAACACAATTGAAGTGCGCATGGAAAATACGGGTCCGGTGGTCACGCAAATTAAGGGCAACGGCCGAGCCACAGGCAATACGGCCCCGGAGAAATACGACCAAGGAGTGCTGAGCTTCTTGCAAAACTACCTCAAGCCTATCAGCATTGCGGAGTCGGACACGTACCTCACCCCGCTGTTACAGTCCTATCGGGATCAGCTCAAGACCGCTCGGCCATAAGGAAAGCACATGCCAATCGACAAAGCACTTAACCGGGCGCCCGTTCTGGACGTCGTAGTGGGCCTACCAGAGCCTGAGATGGACATTGAGGTGGTCATCGACGAGGACGGAGGCGCCACGGTTGAGATCGGCGGGGACGAGGCCGACGAGGTCGACTTCTACGCCAACCTGGCAGAGGTCATTGACCCTGACGACCTGGGCAGAATTGCCCTTGACGTGAGCGCTTTGTTCGAGGCAGACAAGGGTTCGCGCTCCGATTGGGAGCAGATGTACGCCAAGGGCCTTGATCTGCTGGGCTTGCGCATGGAAGAGCGCACAAAACCCTTCCGCGGGGCCTCTGGCGTGGCCCATCCGATGCTCACCGAGGCCATCGTGCAGTTTCAGGCGCAGGCATTCAAGGAGCTTTTGCCCGCCGGCGGACCTGTTCGCAGCCAAATCGTGGGCAAAGAGACGGTGGAGAAGTACCAGCAGTCCACCCGCGTGCAGGACTTCATGAATTACCAGATCACAACGGTGATGGAGGAGTACACACCGGAGTTTGATCAGCTACTTTTCTACACCGGCTACGGCGGATCGACCTTCAAGAAGGTCTACTACGACTACCAACTGGGCCGGATGGTGTCAAAACTGTGTTTGGCCGACGACGTGTACATCCCGTACAACGGTTCGAGCGTCATGAGCCAGTGCGCGCGGATCACGCACCGCATTGCGATGGACTCCAACGACTTTCGCAAGCGCATTGTGGCCGGCGAATACCTCGATGTCAGGGTTGACACCGCCGCATCGCCTGCCGATCCCAGCCAAATCAAGGAAGCGGTCGACAAAGCGATCGGAGTGCAGCCCACGGACGACATCGGCGAGGTCTTTTTGCTGGAGATGATGGTCGATTTGGACATTCCAGGCTTTGAAGACAAGGACGAGAACGGGGAGCCCACCGGAATCAAGCTGCCGTACGTTGTCACGCTGGCCGAAGACACGTTGCGGGTTGTCGGAGTGCGCCGAAACTGGCGCGAAGAGTCGAAAAACAAGCAGCGCAAGAACTATTTTGTCCACTACGTGCTCGTGGAGGGCCCGGGCGCGTACGGATTGGGCTTTGTGCATCTCGTTGGGGGCCTTTCTAAGGGCGCAACGAGCGCCTTGCGCCAGTTGATCGACGCTGGCACGCTCGCAAACCTGCCGGCAGGCTTCAAAGCCAAGGGCGCGCGGATCGCGGACGACTCCACGCCCATCCAGCCGGGCGAATGGCGCGACATTGACGCTGGCGGCGCGGAACTTTCGGCCTCGCTCATGCCGCTGCCGTACAAGGAGCCCAGCCAAGTGCTCTTTAGCCTGCTTGGCTTCCTCGTGGACGCCGGAAAACGGCTCTCCAGTACCGCGGACATGCAAGTTGGCGACGGCAACCAATACGCACAGGTCGGAACGACCCTGGCGCTGCTCGAGCGCGGCTCCATGGTCATGTCCAGCATTCACAAGCGCATGCATTACGCGCAGACGCTGGAGTTCAGGCTGCTGTTTGAGGGCTTTGGCACCTTCTTGCCCGACGAGTACCCCTACGAGGTCCCTGGCGCGTCCCGGCGCGTCAAGAAATCGGACTTCAACGACATGGTGTCGGTGTTGCCGGTGGCCGATCCCAACATCTTCAGCACTGCGCAGCGCATTCAGCTTGCTCAGATGCAGTTGCAGCTCGCGCAAAGCGCCCCGAACATGCACAACATGTACGAGGCCTACTACCGCGTGTATGCGGCGCTCAACGTGCGCGACATCGACGGCATTTTGATGCCGCAGAACACGCAAAAGCCCAACGACCCGGCCTCAGAGAACGGCGACGTGCTCAACGGCATGCAGCTCAAGGCGTTTGCCGGCCAGCAGCACGACGCGCACATCGCAGCGCATCTGATGATGGGCCTGTCGCCTATCCTGCAGTCCAATCCGATGTCAGCCATGATGCTGCAGCGCCACATCCTTGACCACGTGCGCCTGAAGGCCGAAGAGGACGTCGAAGCCGAGCTCTTCAAGCTCTACGGGGTGGACCCGGACCGCATGATTTCTCTGATCCAGAAAGAAGGCATGGTTGCGCTCAAGATCGCGCAGTACATGAAAGAAGTTCGCGAGATGCAAGACGAGCTTGCTGGCGGTGGCGGCGAAGACCCGCTGATCGCGCTCAAGCAGCAGGAATTGCAGCAGCGTGCGCAGAACGACCAGGCAGATAACCAGATTGACCAGCAGCGCCTGGCACTGGATCAGCAACGGCTGCAGCAGAAGACGGCGCTCGACCAGCAGCGCCTGGCGTTGCAGATGAACAAGACCCAGCAACCACCTCAGGGAGTACGCAATGCCGCTTAAAAAGGGTTCAAGTCAGAAGACGATCAGCTCCAACATTGGCGAGATCGTGCGCGACTACAAGAAAGACGGGATGATTGGCACCAGCAAGCCAAAGAGCAAGGCTGCCGCTGTCAAACAGGCCGCGGCAATTGCCTACGACAAAGCAGGCAAGTCGCGCAAGATGGCCAAGGGCGGCGACGTCATCAAAAAGGCCAAGGGCGTGCAGGGCCCGTCGATGATTGTGAAGAAAAAGGACGGTAACCGTCCGGTGAAGATATACTGATCCTCACCAACGCCTTCAGTCGGGGCGCAAAACCGACTGCTTTTCATGGAAACGACCATGCTTGAATTTGCAGAAGCAGTCTTGAAAGAAATCAGAAAGCACCGTCAGCAGGCACACGAAATTGTGCTCAGTGGAGGTATTTCCGACATGGAGCGTTACCGCTTCATGATGGGCCGCCTTGAGGGTTTGAACCTGGTCGAAGAATCCGTGAGAGGCCTTTTGAAAAAGGTCAATGGGGACCAAGACGAGGATTTTTAACCCGAAAGGAGAGCCATGGAAGTCGAAACTGCACCGGTCGAAATGACCGCACTTGAGCGCAAATGGGCCGAACAGGCCGCGACCAAGGCACCCGCCTTGGACGATGCCTACACGGAGCTGGGGTTTGACCCCGAGAAGCTTCATGAGTCCGTTGTTGACACCATCCCCAAGCCCACCGGCTGGCGGATCGCCATCCTGCCTTACCGCGGCGCTGAAAAAACCAAAGGCGGCATTGTCCTGGCGGAGGAGACGCAGCGTAAAACGCAGCTTGCCACCGTGTGCGGATATGTCCTGAAGGTGGGTGACCTGGCGTACGCGGACGAGTCTAAATTTCCCTCCGGCCCCTGGTGCAAAGAAGGTGACTGGATCATCTTCGGTCGCTACGCGGGCGCGCGAATTCCAATCGACGGCGGGGAAATTCGCCTCATCAATGACGATGAGGTGCTTGGCGTGGTCAACGACCCTGAAGACATTCTGCACATGTAAAGGAGAGCAATATGGCGGATCAAATGGACCTACAGTTCAAAATTGGAGAGGACGAGCAGCCTGCTGCCGTCGAGATTAACGAAGAGGGGAAGGCGGAGCTGCTGGATCAGCCGCAGGACCCGGCGGTAGACACCTCTGGCGGCGCGGAACATCGCAGCGAGGTTGACGACTACAGCGAGAACGTCAAAAAGCGCATCGACAAGCTCACCGCCCGCCTGCGTGAGACCCAGCGGCGCGAGCAGGCCGCCTTGGACTATGCGCGCAACGTGCAAGCCCGGGCCCAACAGCTCGAGCAGCAGTACTTGAGCACCGATGGCCAGCGCGTTGCCGAGGCGCAAAGCCGCATCGAAACCCAGAACGTGGCCCTCAAGCAGATCATCCGCAAGGCCCGTGAAGAGGGAGACGTGGACACCGAGACTGAGGCCATGCAGCGCCTGGCCCAGTTGACCAATGAGCAGAGCACCATCCAGGCCCAGGCAGCTCAACGCGAGGCCTATCAGCAGCAACTTGCCGCTCAGCAGCAGGTGGCCCAGCAGCAGGCTCAACCGGCTGCGCAGGCTCCCCGCCAGATCGACCCCAGGGTCGAGGATTGGGCGGAACGCAACCCCTGGTATGGCCGAGATACAGCCATGACCCACGCTGCGTGGGGCATCCACAAACAACTTATTTCCGTCGAGGGATTTGACGCCAGCTCGGATGAGTATTATCATGAGCTCGATCGCAGGATTCGTGAAACCTTCCCACAGAAGTTTCAGCAGAATGCTGCGCCCAACCAAAACAGGCCACAGCGAAACGTGCAGGCTGTGGCACCTGCTTCCCGGTCATCCGGGGTATCAAATGCACGCCGCACTGTCAAATTGACGCCAAGTCAAGTTGCAATTGCCAAAAAGCTGGGCGTTCCGCTTGAGGAATACGCCAAGTACGTGAAGGAGTGAGATCATGAGCGACGTCAAAATACCAACTCTCAGCCGTACCCCGCGCGAGGCCGAATCTCGCGCAAAAAGTACGCGACGTAAGCCGTGGGCTCCGCCGTCTCGACTTGACGCACCGCCAGCTCCCCCTGGATACAAGCACCGTTGGATTCGGGCAGAGGCAGGTGGGGTAGAAGATCGTACCAATGTGGCTGGCAAAATCCGTGAGGGTTATGAGCTGGTCCGGGGCGATGAATACCCTGACTACCATGTGCCAACGATTGAAGACGGCCGACATGCTGGCGTGATCAGCGTGGGAGGTCTCTTGCTTGCACGCATCCCTGAGGAGACTGTTGCAGAGCGTAATGCGCATTACCGAGATCGTGCGAACGACCAATTGCAGGCTGCTGACAATGAACTGTTGAAAGCCAATGCTCATTCGAGCATGGTGATCACCAAGCCCACGCGCCAATCTCGCGTGTCGTTTGGTGGCGGTTCACGAGGCAGCTAATCAAACACTTTTTGTGAAGGAACCATCAAATGGCAAACGTCGATAAGCCCTTTGGTCTGCGTCCTCTCGGCAATCTGTCCGCTACTGGCTCTCAAAAACAGTACGGCTACGAAATTGCTGATAACCAGTCCGGGGCAATTTTTCAAGGCGACCTAGTCACCGTCTATGACGGTTACCTGGTCAAGTTCGCACCTGCGACCCACACCGCTGCTGTTGGTGTGTTCAATGGCTGCAACTACATTGACCCGACTTCGGGCAAACCCACCTGGAAGAACTACTACCCTGGTTCTGTCAACATCACCGCTGGCAAGATCATTGCCGACGTGATCGACGATCCCAGCCAGTTGTTCATCATCCAGGTCGATGAGTCCGTTGCCCAAACCCAAGTCGGCTTCAACGCTGACGTGGTTGGCACTGGCGGTAGCACCACCACTGGTGTGTCTTCCATGGAACTCGACTCGTCCACTATCGCAAAAACTGCAGCTTTGAACCTGAAAATCGTTGGCCTGTGGGAAGTCCCTGGCAACGAGTTTGGGACCAACGCCGTGGTGGTAGTGAAGATCAACGAACACCTGTACGGTAGTGCCGGTGTTGCAGGCCAAGGAGCTTAATCATGGCAATTTCCCGCGCACAACTGGTAAAGGAACTTGAGCCTGGCCTGAACGCTTTGTTTGGCCTGGAGTACAAGAACTACGAAAACGAGCACGAGCAGATTTACACCATGGAAACTTCGGACCGCGCGTTCGAGGAAGAAGTGATGGAATCTGGCTTCGGCGAAGCTCCTGTGAAGACTGAGGGCGCTGGCGTCGCTTACGACCAGGCGCAAGAGGTCTACACGGCTCGTTACACCCACGAGACCATCGCTCTGGCGTTCTCGCTGACCGAAGAAGCCGTGGAGGACAACCTCTACGACCGTTTGTCGGCCCGCTACACCAAGGCCCTGGCTCGCTCGATGGCTCAGACCAAGCAGATCAAGGCGGCCGCCGTCCTGAACGGCGCTTTCACCACCTCGATCGGCGGCGACGGCAAGCCTCTGTGTGCAACCGACCACCCCACCCTGGGCGGTCCGGACCTGCGCAACGAGCTGTCCACCCCTGCTGACCTGTCCGAGACCTCCCTGGAGCAAGCTCTGATCGACATCGCGGCGTTCACCGACGAGCGCGGCCTGAAGATCGCTGTCCAAGGCCTCAAGCTCATCATCCCGAAGGAGCTGATGTTCACTGCCGACCGTATCCTAAAGTCCACGCTTCGCGTTGGTACGGCCGACAACGACCTCAACGCCATCCGGAACATGGGCATGGTGCCGCAGGGCTACGCCGTGAACCACTTCCTGACCGATCCCGACGCGTTCTTCATCAAGACCGACGCGCCCAACGGCATGAAGGGCTTCACCCGTGTGGCGATCAAAACCGGCTTCGAGGGTGACTTCGATACCGGCAACGTCCGCTACAAGGCTCGCGAGCGCTACAGCTTCGGCTTCAGTGATCCGCGGGGCATCTTCGGCTCGCCTGGCGGCTGAAAAAGGGTTGGGGGTTCCCGGCCGAGAAAAAGGGGCTTCGGCCCCTTTTTCTTTTTGCGGACTTGGGTTATATTCAGGTCAAGTTCCGGGGTCATCTCGGCACGTCTGACAGTCCCGGCTGACGACATGCAGACAGACGTGCCTTAACTCGCATGTGAGGAAAGTCATGGCTGCTACACACTATTCAGGCCCGCTCCAGTATTCTGGTAAAGGCGCAACGGGCGCATGGGGCACCGATCTGACCACCGCCGTCGATACCGATGTCGTCGTCTACATGGACGACTTCACCGGAGTGGCGTTGGATTCCACCAACGACTGGACCGTGGTCAAGGATTCTGGAGCCTCGGCCGGTATTGGCGCGGACGTTGTCAACGGCGTCCTCGAACTGACCTCCACCGCCACGACCGACAACGATGGCGCGTCGGTTCAGGGCAACGAGGTCTTCAAGGCGCAGGCTGACAAGTCGCTTTGGTTTGAGACCAAGATCAAGTGCAACGACGCTGACCAGACCGACATTTGTGTGGGCCTGACGGTGAACTTTGCGACCAACCCAGAGAACATGCTGACCGCTGCCGATCGGATTTGCTTCCAGATCGACGACGGCAATGCGTCGATCCTGTGCAAGACCGAGTCTGGCGGCACTGAGACCTCCACGGACTCGGGCATTGACCTGGTTGACGACACGTACGTGACGCTGGGCATTCGGATTGTAGGCACGGGCCAGGTGCTCTTCTACATTGACCGCACTCAGGTTGCTTACCACAGCACCAACATCCCGACAACCGAGCTGGCGCTTGCCGCCATGTCGCTGTCGGGCAGTGCCACGGGGACTCGGACGACCACTGTTGACTACATGTTCGCTGCGGCCACCCGCTGATAGGAGGCCGCCATGAGCTTCAGCAACATTCAGTCGGTACGGAAGACCGCTGCTGCGGCAGCGGTCTCTGGTCGCGCACGCTTGCTGGGGGTGTACTTCACGCATACGGCCACTTCTGCCACGATTACTCTCAAGGATGGGAGCACCAGTGGCGGCACGGCCAAGTTGACGTTGTCGTCGCCCGCAGCAATTGGCTCGCAGGACCTCATCATCCCCGACATGGGGATTCTGTTCGAGAGCGGCATCTACATCGACCTCAGCTCGGCTGAGATCACGAGCGTGACGCTGCTCTTCGAAGGTGGAGCACCTGCGTAATGGCTACCAAAAAGGGCATGGGCATCAAGACCTCGGTGAAGTCGGGCAACTTCCGACCCACCAAGCAAGGCGCTGGCATGACCAAAAAGGGCGTGGCGGCATTCCGCAAGGCCAACCCCGGAAGCAAGTTGAAGACGGCGGTGACCACCAAGACACCGTCGGCGGCAGAAGCAAAGCGCAGGGCGTCGTATTGTGCGCGGTCCGAGGGGCAGATGAAGCAGTTCCCTGACGCAGCAAAGGACCCCAATAGCCGCTTGCGCCAGGCGCGGAAGCGGTGGAGGTGCTGAGCCGTGGAGATGATGATTTGGAATGTTGTCTTGACGGCGATTGTCGGGATCATGGGCTTTTTGTTGAAGGCGAAGTTCGATGAGATCGGCCGGCTGGGCATTCTCTTGAACAAGACCCGCGAAGAGGTCGCTCGGGACCATGTCACGCGCAAGGAAGTCGACGACCGGTTTGATAAGTTCCTCAGTCATGTGGACCAGCGGTTCAACAGGATTGAGGCAAAGTTGGATGAAATCCGAAAGGCAGGGTAAGTAGATGAAAAGTGCAGGCATGAAGATGGTGAAGAAGGGCGGCAAATCCGTCCCCGCTTTCGCCGCGGATGGCATTGGCAAGATGAAAAAGGGAGGTATGGCCGACAAAATGGGCCGTGCTGTGAAACGTAAAACGGCCGACGTCAAGGGCCGTGCAATGAAAAAAGGAGCTTGATATGGCTGGACGTGGAATGGGAGCCGCTACGCGCGGCGGTGGTGCCGTTGAAAGCGGCCCCGCGAACAAGGTTGTCTCGGAGCCCAGCAAGACTAGTGGCCCCATTATGATGGCCAAAGGCGGCATGGCCAAAGGCGGCATGGCCAACAAAGGCAACATGAACGAGCACAAGCGCATGGCCATGGGCAAGCCCATCGGCATGATGGCTGGCGGCATGATGTCCAAAGGCTACGCTGCGGGCGGCGCTGTCAAGAAGACCAAGGGCTACGCTGCGGGCGGTAAACGCGCGAAGTAATGGCCTACCTCATCAGCAACATCCCGTACTTCAAGTGCTGGGTTAGACGCGAGTTTACCCACATGCACCAGAAGTACCATGGCGAGTACTTGCACGCAAATGTCATTGCGGTCAATGTCATGCCGGATCGTTGCTTGAGTTTTCAGATCGTATTTACCGGGTGTGAAAGCCAGGAGGACGGTTCTGAAAACGTGCATGGGGGAGCGATGTGGGCGCGCATGCCCATCACGGCGCTGGTGGGGGACATCCCATTGGAAGAGTGGCCAGAGCGTATGCCTACACATCTGGCGCAGCCCTGGGACTGTCCTTCACATCACCATACTGTGGTGAAGTTCGCGAGAACCAGCCCGAGCCCTTGGTTATGCAAAATTGACGGCGAGTTCCACACCGGCAGGTACCTGTTTACGGTGGACTACTCGGAGAGCGAGGTAGCTGATTGCCCTGCACAGCACAAGCAAAGTCATGTGCTGGTTTTGACCGATGCGGGCAAGTGGACAGGTAACATTGTGGCGCTGCCAAACAACCGCGTCCGGGTCACAAGCCCTGCGTTTTGGCAAACAGGGGAAGGGGCGCCTGACTTCAGGCCCAGTCAGTGGACACATTGTGCGGAGCAGGACGACTCGTACATGGATGCGCAAGCGACATTCGATAACCTCTACAACAAATGACCACCTCCGGCACCACCACCTTCGACCTAGCGATCGACGACTTGGTCGAGGAAGCGTTTGAACGCTGCGGCATTCGAGCAACGAGCGGCTATCAGCTCAACTCGGCTCGCCGTTCGCTCAACCTGCTATTCCTCGACTGGGCCAATCGTGGGTTGAACCTGTGGACGATCGAGCAGGCGACCTACGCGTTGACCCAGGGGGTCAACGAGATTAACCTGCCGACCGACACGGTCAATGTGCTCGAGGCCGTCATTCGACAGAACAGCCAAGGCATCAACACTGACGTCTACATCGAGCGCATTAGCCGAGAAGACTGGCTTAACGTGCCCGACAAGACAACGCAGGCACGGCCTGCGCAGTTCTACGTCCAGCGGGACAACGCCCCCAAGGCCTTCTTCTATCCGGCCGCCGACCAAAACTACACGTTCGTGTACTACCGCATCCGCCGCATTCAGGATGCGGGGGCGTACACCAACACCTCGGACGTTAACTTCCGGTTCCTGCCTTGCCTGGCGTCTGGCTTGTCCTACTACCTGTCCCTGAAGTTCGCCCCTGACCGTGGCGCCGCGTTGAAGGCGATCTACGAAGAGGACTTCCAGCGCGCTGCCTTGGAAGATCGCGACACCGCCAGCGTCCAGTTTGTGCCGGACATGGGGGTATGACATGGCATTTGCATCCGGCAAGTTCTCGTATGGCTTGTGCGACTACTGCGGCCAGCGGTACGCGTACAACACCCTGCGCAAGAACTGGCAGGGGTACATGGTTTGCCCGGACGACTACGAGCCCAAAGAGCCGCAACTGGAGCCTCTGCGCTACCGGGGCGACGCGATCGCACTGCGCGATCCGCGTCCCGACCGCATCGAGCCAGTGTCCGTGTTCGTCGGTGCGCCAGGCTTCACCGCTTTCCAGAGCTACGGCAGCGCCCGTGGCACAAATGACATGCGGCCCTACGTGGAGGGCCAGGCTCTCATCGCCCAGGGCGTCGTCGGGTCCGTCACAGTGAGCACATCATGACCTACGACGAGCTTGTCACCAACATCCGCAACTACACCGAGGTGGACGCCAATGTGTTCTCCAACTCGGTGATCAACACGTTCATCACGATGGCGGAGAACCAGATTCTCCGTGAGATCGATCTGGACGTGTTCAAGCTCGAAGTCGCCGGCAGCATGACTTCGGGCAACAAGTTTCTGACTGCTCCATCGGACATCCTGACCCATCGCTACTTGATGATCACCGTGGACGGCAAGCAGGTCTTTTTGGACTTTCGCGACACGTCCTTCATGAAGGAGTACTGGGCGGACGGCACTGCCACCGGCGTGCCCAAGTACTACTCCGTGTGGGACCAGAACACGTTCTACATTGCCCCCACGCCTGCGCAGAACTACACGGCTGAGATGGGCTACATCTACCGCCCGGCCCAGCTCTCGCCTGCTGCGCCAACCACGTGGATCAGCACCAATGCCCCTGAGGCGTTGCTGTACGCCTGCTTGATTCAGGCCTACAGCTACACCAAGGGCCCGTTGGAGATGCTACAGTACTTCCGTCAGTCGTACAAAGAAGCGATCCAAGGCCTGGGTGTCGAGCAGCAGGGCCGTCGTCGTCGCGATGAGTACCGCGATGGCATGCTTCGCATTCCCCTTAAATCGGAGTCACCTGGACCATGATCTCTGTGCAATCACCCGTCCTCGTTGGAGGCGTACAAGTCGAAACTACTGCCCATCGTGGGTGGTCTGTCGAGGAGCTCGCGCAGCGGGCCGCCGACAAGATCATTTACGTGGGCGATCAGTCGCACCCGGCGGTGCGCGAGCAGGCCCGCGCTTTCAAAGAGAGCGTCAAAGGCGTGGTCGCGTTCTACCTTCGGGAGGCGGTTGAGCAGGATCGACTCACGCTGGCCAATCGTCTGCGCGAGGCGGGCTACCCGGACCTGGTCCACCTATTAGGAGAGTAATCATGGCATTCAGCGGCAACTACATGTGCACCAGCTTCAAAGTGGAGCTGATGCGCGCGGTGCACAACTTCACGACGAGCACCGGCAACACCTTCAAGCTGGCTCTGTACGACAACACCCCGTCGTTCACGGCCGCAACGACCGCCTACACCAGCTCGGGCGAGGTCGCCAACTCTGGCACCTACTCTGCTAGCGGCGGCGCGCTGACCAACGTCACGCCCACGAGCTCGGGAACCACTGCGTTCACCGATTTCGCGGACTTGTCGTTCACCAGTGCGACCATCACGGCCTATGGCGCGATGATCTACAACGACTCAGCAGCGGGCGACCCGGCTGTCTGTATCTTGGACTTTGGCGGGGCCAAAACCTCGACCAACGGCACGTTCACGATCATCTTCCCGACCGCTGACGCAACCAGTGCGATCATCCGCATCGCGTAAGGAACGTAGGTGGCAGATGCAACCGTTGCGTTCCAAGGATGGAATGCCTCCGGCGTAGGCTGGGGTGAAGACCCCTGGGGGGAAAGCCTTGCCAGCTTACCCACCGGGACAGGTCAGGTTGGGTCTGTAGCGATCTCGGCCGATGCCAACGTCACGCTGACGGGGGTATCGGCCTCGGCACTTCTGGGCCAGGTGACGGTCACGGGGGATGCTAATGTCCTGGTAACCGGTGTGCAGGCCTCCGGCGCGGTGGGAACCGTGGCCGTTACAGGGGACGCCAACGTCCTCCCGACGGGTGTGCAGGGCACGGGCGCGGTGGGAACCGTGGCCGTTACTGGGGACGCCAACGTCCTCCCGACGGGTGTTCAGGGCGCTGGCGCGGTCGGCACCGTTGTGGTGGCCGCCGATGCCAACGTCACGCTGACGGGGGTATCGGCCTCGGCACTTCTGGGCCAGGTGACGGTCACCGCGAATGCGGACGTCCCGGTCACCGGGGTGTCTGCTTCCGGCGCGGTGGGAACCGTGGCCGTTACAGGGGACGCCAACGTCCTCCCGACGGGTGTGCAGGGCACGGGTGCAGTCGGCACCGTCGTGGTGGCAGCCGATGCCAATGTCACGCTGACGGGGGTATCGGCCTCGGCACTTCTGGGCCAGGTGACGGTCACGGGGGACGCCAACGTCCTCCCGACGGGTGTGCAGGGCACGGGCGCGGTCGGCACCGTTGTGGTGGCAGCCGATGCCAATGTTACGCTGACGGGGGTATCGGCCTCGGCACTTCTGGGCCAGGTCACGGTAACCGTAACCGCCAACGCGGACGTGCTGGTCACCGGTGTCTCGGCCACGGGCCAGGTTGGCCAAGTGGCCATGACGGGCGACGCCAACGTCCTCCCGACGGGTGTGCAGGGCGCTGGCGCGGTCGGCACCGTCGTGGTGGCAGCCGATGCCAATGTGACGGTCACCGGCGTCCAGGGCACGATGCAACTGGGCCAGGTCACGGTAACCGCCAACGCGGACGTGCTGGTCACCGGTGTCTCGGCCACGGGCCAGGTTGGCCAAGTGGCCATGACGGGCGACGCCAACGTACTGGTCACCGGCGTGTCCGGAACCATGCAGTTGGGCAGCGTGACGATTGCGGCCAATGCCGACGTCTACGTCTACGTCACTGGCGTGCAGGCGACCGGCCAGGTTGGCAGCGTTAGCACCACGGGCAATGCCAGTGTCACGTTGACAGGTGTGTCCGCCTCAGGTGCCGTTGGCACCGTGGTCGTTGATGCGAGCGGCAATGTCAATGTCACGGGCTTGCAAGCAACCGCCAGTGTTGGCAGTGTCACCGTGGCAGCCAATGCCGACGTGTACCTTACGGGCGTGTCCGCTCAGGGGCAGGTCGGCTCGGTACTGGTCTGGGGCGTGATTGATGACAACCAGACCCCCAACTGGCAAAATGTGGATGACTCCCAAGCTGAAAATTGGGTGGTTGTCAATGACGGCAACACAGTGACCTGGACACGGGTCACGACGTAAAGGAACTGAAGATGCCAAGCACCTACTCCAGCAATCTAAAACTTGAGCTGATGGCCACGGGTGAAAACTCGGGTACCTGGGGCAACATCACCAATACCAACCTTGGCACAGCAGTCGAGCAAGCTATCGTCGGCTACGGCAATCCGAATTACGCGTCTGATGCCAACCTGACGATCTCGATCACCAACAGCAACGCAGCGCAGGCCGCGCGTGCGCTGGTGCTCAACGTGACGTCCTCGCTGAGTCTGACGGGTACTCGCGAGCTGGTGGTCCCGACCATCGAGAAGCAGTACATCGTCCAGAACAACACCACGGGCTCGCAGAGCATCACGGTGAAGACCTCGGCCGGCACCGGCATCACTGTGCCCAACGGCCGCAAGGCGCACCTATACGTGGATGGCACGAACGTCATCCAGATGTTCGACTTCGTGGACATCAACGGCGGCACGATTGACGGCACGGCCATTGGTGGCAGCTCGGCTGCAGCAGGCTCGTTCACCACGCTTGGTGCTTCTGGTGCTGCGACCTTCAACGGCGCGGTGACCTTGGGTGATGCGGCAGCCGACAACATCACGTTCAACGGAACCATCACCTCACACCTACTCTTCACCGACAACACCTACGACATTGGCGCGAGCGGTGCGACGCGGCCCCGGAACCTGTTCTTGGCCGGCAACGCGACGGTAGGCGGCAACCTGAGCGTCGGCGGCACGCTGACCTTGACGGGCGGCGTGAACCTGAACGGTAACGTGACCGTGGGCGACAGCTCGGCGGACACGCTGACGATCAACGCCACGATCACGAGCAACCTGCTGTTCACCGACAACACCTACGACATCGGTGCCAGTGGCGCGACGCGCCCGCGCAACCTGTTCCTGGCCGGCAACGCGACCATCGGTGGCAACACCACGATGACCGGCACGCTGACCGTGGACAGCACGACCGATTCCAGCAGCACGACCACCGGCTCGATCCAAACGGACGGTGGCCTGGGCGTGGCTAAGGCACTGTACGTCGGTACCACGGCCAACATTGCAGGGGCCGTGACCCTTTCAGGCGGCACCGCCAACGGCGTGGCCTACCTCAACGGCAGCAAAGTCCTGACCACTGGGTCTGCGCTGACGTTTGATGGGACGAATCTTGCCACGACCGGGACGGCTAGCGCAACGAAACTGATCCCGACCGGCGGCACGGCAACCGGCAACGGGATGTATCTGCCTTCGGCCAATACGCTTGGGTTCAGCACGAACGGCGTGTTGAATATGTCGCTCGACTCCTCCGGCAACCTAGGCCTGGGGGTGACGCCGAGTGCTTGGTATCCCGCTGTTTACACGGTGATGGATGTTGGTGCGGCATCATCCTTTGGAGGTTTTGCCTCTGGCGCATCTGGCGATGAGTTGTCTTTCATGGCAACAAATACCTTTTTTAACAGTTCTAATAATCCAATTTATAAGGCAAACGGATTAGCGTCAAATTACCGTCAGTTCAATGGCGTTCACCAATGGTTCAACGCCCCCTCCGGCACCGCAGGCAATGCGATCACCTTCACGCAGGCGATGACGCTGGATGCGAGTGGGAATTTGGGTATTGGCATTACAATCCCGACTGTTAAATTGGATGTTCAAGCAGCTAATGTCGCAGCAACTGGTGATGCTACTCCACTAAGACTTTATCAAGATGGGGATGGCGGTGTCGCAATGCTGTTTACAAACAACGTATCCAATTTGGTGCGTCTTGCTGGAACAGTAACGTCAGGTGGTGCTGGCACAAACGATGGTGTATTTACCATTCAAACTGCATCAGAGGGGACATTGGCCGAACGTATGCGCCTCGACTCCTCCGGCAACCTGGGTATTGGGACGAGTTCGCCTTCAAGCGGCTCAAACCCCGGCAAATTGGCGGTTCAGTCAACACAAGACTTTGGTATTTCAATTTACAGAAGTGCCACAAGCCCTTCGCAGATTGCTTTCTTGGACAACAACAATAGCTGTGCCATCGGAACAGACGGCAACAGCAATATGGTGTTTCTCAACAACAGCAGAACCACCGAACGCATGCGCCTCGACTCTTCAGGCAACCTGGGTATTGGGACGAGTTCGCCAGCTTATAAGTTGGATGTTAGCGGAAGTGCGTTTGCGTCTAACTGGTATGGCCCTCAAACAGCATTTACTGTCGGAACGGTAGGTGGCGGCGTTGGTCTTATTGGCTACGGGTCAACTGGGGTAGGCGGATTAACAAACACACTGCTGTTTCAAGCTAATGGCGAAAAGATGCGCCTCGACTCCTCCGGCAACCTGGGCCTGGGGGTGACGCCGAGTGCTTGGCGCTCTGTTTTTAGGGCTTCACAGATTGGTCTTGGTGGCGCGGTTGCAGCCAGGACAGACAACAGCGCAATAAACCTGTCATCCAACTGGTATGAAGACAGCGGCGGCACGGACCGCTACATCAACACCGCCGCAGCTACGCGCTATCTACAGTTCAGCGGCGCACACTCTTGGTACACCGCCGCTTCCGGCACCGCAGGCAACGCGATCACGTTCACGCAGGCGATGACGCTGAATGCGAGTGGGAGACTGCAACTTGGAGCAACAGTCCCCGGTACATTTGATATGGCTATTTTGTCCGGCACAGATGCAACGGCAAACGATTTAACTTTGTATGGTCCGTCTACGGCTCAAATCCGTTTGCAGTTTTCCCGTTCTGGTGGAACTGGTCGCGGCGAAGTTGGCTATGATATGGCTAACGATGTTATGCGCTTTGTGACTTCCGGCTCCGAACGCGCCCGCATCACGAGCGGGGGGAAAATGCTGGTTGGGACAACTAGCACATCTGGCACCCTTACTGTTGATGGTGTTGATGCGGTTTCAACGGGTAGCGCAAACACCTATGCAATAACCTGCGGTAACGATGCCGCAGATGCGCTTGCTTTTGGTTCTGATGCTTCATTTGCTTTTATGCAAAGTTTTGGAAGCAGGGCATTAGTTATTAATTTCCAAGGTAACGAAGTCCGTGTTGCCGGTAGTACCGACCAAGGCGCTTACAACCTGCAAGTCAACGGCACAGGCGTGTGGGGCGCTGGCGCATACGTTAATGGCTCCGACGAGCGCCTGAAAGAAGACATCGCCACTATTGACGCTGCGCTTGATGTTGTCACTTCTTTGCGGCCTGTCACGTTCCGCTACAAAGAAGCGTACAGCAAAGACCAAAGCATTCAGCCCGGATTTATCGCGCAGGAACTTCAGGCCGCAATGGCTGGTAAGTCGTATCTTGGCGGCATCGTGCAAGAGGGGCCGCAACATCTGAATGTTGCATATCAATCCTTAATCCCACTTCTGACCAAAGCCATCCAAGAGCAGCAAGCTCTCATCCAAACCCTGACCGCCCGTGTGGCACAACTTGAAGGAAAGTAAATCATGACTACTATCACATGGACAATCACTGCGATGGACTGCTATCCGCAAGAGGGTGGCAACACCGATGTCGTGTTCAATGTCCACTGGACATGCGCTGGCACTGACGGCACATACAACGCCTCTGTGTACTCCACCTGTGCTGTTCCCGCGCCGACTGGCTCCGCCTTCACGCCCTACGCCAACCTGACTCAAGAGCAAGTCTTGGGCTGGATTTGGGCTGACGGGGTGGACAAAGCAGTCACAGAAGCTGCCGTGCAGCAGCAGATCAACAACCAGATCAACCCTCCGGTGGTTACGCCCCCGCTGCCTTGGGCGGCATAATGCGTATGGGGTTCCATCGCTGCCCCATCTCAGCGATGCTTTGGAGATATCCATGAATGACGAAGTGAAAGTGTCCCTGCCCCTCATCAACGGCATCCTGGGCTACCTGGGTACGCGCCCCTACGGCGAAGTGTTCCAGTTGGTCAATGCCATCCACGGTGAAGTGCAGCCACAAATCCCGATGCCCGAGATGGCAAAGACCGATGAAGCTGCAAAGCCCGTCACGGACGCTGCCTGACGGCAGTATCGAGCCCGCACACGCCATAGAGGTCCTCTGTGGCGCGTGTGGCTACGACCTCGACCAGGCCGAGTTGGATGCAGACGCCTGCTCCGACTGCGGCCAGCCACTGAACCTCGCCCGTTCGGTGGCCATTGAGATCACGACGGTTCCTGCTGCATCGGGGGCCACGATGTAATCAGGAAGCCATGATTGATCCAATCACCGCCCTTGCTGCCGTCTCTTCTGCGGTCAACCTGGTCAAAAAGGCCGTCAAGACTGTGCAGGATGTGCAGTCATTGGGGCCTGTTCTAGGCCAGTATTTCGACGCCAAGGCCCAGGCCATTGAGGTCGTTGAAAAGGCTAAAACCGGTGGATTTAAGGGGTCGGCACTTGGCAAGGCATTGGAGCTGGAGCTTGCATTGGAGCAGGCGCGGGAGTTTGAGGAGCAGGTGAAGATGCTCTTCTTTCAGTCGAACAAGATGGACGTCTGGATGCGCATCACGGCCAGGGCCAAGCAGATGGAGGCCGATGCCGCCCGTGCTGAAGGCAAACGCAAAGCAGAGGCAAAGCGCAGACAAGCAGAAATCGACGATATGTTCTTGATCGGCATTGCGGTGCTGACCGCTGTGTTTGTTCTAGGAATCACCTTTTACTTTGTGGTTAATGCGCTGCAACATCAGCTATGACCGAAAAGCTCAACGCCAACACCACCCTCGACAAGGTTTTGGGGTATGTGGACTCACCGTTCAAGCTGTTTGCGGTGATCCTGATGGCGGTGTTTGCGTTTGCCGGCTACGCTTTGTACGAGAGCCAGGAATTTATCCGCGACGCCTATAAGGAGTCGCAGAAGCTGCCGGAGATACGAACAGACCGGGCCGATGACGCAGCAACGATGCTGTTCAAGCAAACTGGTGCAACGGTGGTGGCGGTCTTCAAAGTCAACCCGCTGTTCAACTCTCGGACGCTCTACAGAGCCTACACCAAAGATGGGCGAGACAAGACAATTGAGGATATTGACGTTGGCCTGTTCACGCATAACTCGTCGAATAACGCGGACGTTGTCAAGCTGATGACCAACGAGATTCCATGCGGCGAGTATCGTTACGCTCAATCAGAGGTTGGGCTTTGGTATCTTGAGAAGGGCGTGACGTACACCTGCCGGGTAAGCGTCCCGCCGGACTCGCATCGTTTCGTGGGACAGGTTACAGTTGGCTGGGCAGCGCAGCCGGCAAACCTAGAGCAGACAAAATTCATGCTGGAGATTGCCAGCGCGATGTTAACTAAAAGGGGTGGGTAATGCTTTCACTGATTTCGACTCTCGGCGGCCTGCTGATCAGCGGCCTGCCCAAACTGCTTGAGTTCTTTCAGAACAAGAGCGACCAGAAGCACGAGCTTGCCCTTGCGCGGCTCCAGAACGAGCGGGAGTTGGCCTTGGCAGCCCAGGGCTACGCCGCCCAGCAGAAGATTGAGGAAATCCGCACGGATCAGGTCATGATGCAGACCGAGGCGCAGATGACTGAGGCCGCGCTCAAGCATGACGAGCAGGTGCTGGAGAAGGCCCACAAATGGGTCGCCAGCTACGTCGGCACGGTGCGCCCGACCGTGACCTACATCTTCGTGATTGAGCTTGTCCTGATTAACGCCTTCATGGCGGTGTACCTGTGGAACCACCCGACACTGATTACCAGCATCGACGATGTGGTCAAGTACAGCAGCTTGATTTTCTCCAGCGACGAGATGGCCATGCTGGGCGCTGTGGTTGGGTACTGGTTTGGGACAAGGGGATGGGCCAAGAAATGATTGGTCTGTACGCTAAACTGAGCAAGGTCGGTGCTGACTTGATGCACAAGTACGAGGGGTACAGAACCCGCCCGTACCTGTGCCCGGCGCACATTTGGACCATTGGCTACGGCCATGTGCTTTACCAAGAGCAGATCAGGCTCCCGATGTTCCGGCCAGAAGGGAAGACCAAAGCCGACATTCCTATGATTCGCAGTGAGTATCCGCTCAAGCCGGAGGACAATCGTGTCTGGACAAAGCAGGAAATTGACGAACTATTCGCGCAGGATGTCGCGTCTTTTGAACGTGGTGTTCTTCGACTTGTTCCCGGCAGTGCTAGCCGTCAAGGCCGCTTTGACGCTCTGGTCAGTATTTCCTTCAATTTTGGGTTAGGTAACCTCCAGCGCAGCTCTATCCGTATCAAGGCAAATCGCGGAGAATGGGAGGGGGCGGCAGATGCCTTCCTGCTTTGGAACAAGGGCGGAGGCAAGGTGTTGCCGGGCCTGGAGCGCCGTCGCAAAGACGAGCGCGCTCTCTTTTTGTCGACCTGACCGAGGAGCTTAAAATGCCCACTAAGAAACCTGCAACCAAGTCCAAAGTCAACGCCGCTGGCAACTACACCAAGCCCGAGATGCGCAAGCGGATCGTGAGCCAGGTTAAGGCAGCGGCCACGCAGGGCACTGGCGCGGGGCAGTGGTCCGCAAGAAAAGCTCAACTTGTCGCCAAGAAGTACAAGGCCGCAGGCGGCGGGTACAGAGACTGACATGAAGGCTCCTCAAAAAAGCCTCAAGGACTGGGGCGACCAAAAATGGCGCACCAAGAGCGGCAAAAAGTCGTCCGAAACGGGCGAAAGATACCTGCCTGAGTCCGCGATCAAAGGCCTGAGCGCTGCGGAGTACGCTGCAACAACCCGCGCAAAACGCGCGGGCAAAAAGGCCGGCAAACAGTTCGTGGCGCAGCCTAAAAAAATAGCCAAAAAAACCGCAGGGTACAGGTAAGCCATGGCACTTCTTCGACTCTTCCTAAAACCTGGTGTCGACAAGCAGAACACCGAGTACGGCGCAGAGGGCGGCTGGGTGGATTCTGACTACGTCCGCTTTCGATACGGCCTGCCCGAGAAGATGGGCGGCTGGACCAACTTCAACAACACCGAGGCCTACTTTATTGGCGCAACCAGTGAGGTCTTCACATGGACCGCGCTCGACGGCTCGCCGCGCGCGGCTATTGGCACCAACCGCAAGCTCTACGTGTTCTACGGCGGCTCGTGGGCCGATGTCACCCCCATTCGAGACACCAACACCGGCGTCACCTTCAACACCACGAACGGCAGTACGAACGTCGTGGTCAACGACTCTGGACATGGAGTCATCACTGGTGACTTCGTGACCTTCTCCAGCGTCACTGGCAACCCTGGCGGCATACCCGATGCGGATTTGGACAACGAGTTCGAGATCGTCGAGGTCTTGAGCGCCAACACCTACCGCATCACGTCCCCTACACAGGCCACCAGTACTGCCACTGCAGCCGGCACAGCAAGTGCTGCTTACCAGATCAACACCGGGGCTGATCGGGGCTACGTGGACTTCGGCTGGGGCACGGGCACGTGGGGCTTCTTTACGTGGGGCACGCCCCGTCCACCGTCTGCCGGTCTGCAGCTCAATCCCCGCGTCTGGCAGTTCGACACCTATGGCGAGAACCTGATTGCGCAGGTGGTCGACGGAGGCATTTACGAGTGGCTGCCCACTGGGGGCCTTGGAACGCGGGCCGTGGCCATCTCAGGCGCGCCCACCAAGAGCAAGTACGCTCTGGTTTCCACGCCAGACCGTCACCTGATCTGCTTTGGCACGGAGAGCGTGCTCGGCACGCCGACGTCGCAAGACCCGATGTTCGTGCGCTTCTCTGACCAGGAGAACATCACCGACTTCGTGGCCACCGCCACCAACACGGCAGGCGGCCAGCGCCTGACGGATGGCAACACCATCATCACGGCCGTGCGCTCGCGTGGCCAGATTCTGATCTGGACCGACACCTCAATGCACGGCCAGCAGTATTTGGGGCCGCCCTACACCTTTGGCTTTCAACAGCTCGGTGCCAACTGCGGCTGCATCGGGCCGCACGCAGCAGCGGACGTCAACGGCGTGGCGTACTGGATGGGCCGTGATGCGTTCTTCACGTTCGACGGCACGGTCAAGAAGATTCCCTGTACCGTGCAGGACTACGTGTTCAAGGACATCAACCTTGTCCAGAGCTTTCAGGTAAACGTGGGCATCAACACCCAGTTCAACGAGGTGACCTGGTGGTACTGCTCGTTCACGAGCGACCACATTGACCGCTTCGTGAGTTACAACTACATGGAGAATGTCTGGTCCGTTGGCACTTTGGCGCGCACGTCTTGGGTGGACATGAACACCTTTGCCAAGCCCATCGCCGCGGCCTATCACCCTGACTCCACGCAAGCGCCGACGTATGGCGACCCGATCTACGGCCTCACGGCCGGCCGCACGCGCCTGTACAACCAAGAAGACGGGGTCAATGCAGTGGATCAGCCGATCTCCGCTTACATCGTCTCGGGGTACTTTGACATTGGTGACGGCGACCAGATGTTGCTCATGAGCCGATTCATTCCCGACTTCAAGAACCAGGTAGGCAACCTGACCGTGAGGTTGCTGCTCCGCGCGTTCCCACAGGCCACGGCCAGCCCTAGTTCTTTGGACCCCTACGTCATTGCACCTGGCACGCAGAAGGTGGACACGCGGGCGCGCGGCAGGCAGATTCAGCTTCGCATCGAGAGCGCAGACTTGAACAGCAACTGGCGTTTTGGCACGATGCGTGTCGACATCCAACCTGATGGCTTGAGGTAGGGTAAACCCTATGAGCAAGATCAACAACGTCCGCCTGCCCAATGCGGTTGCGCAGAACTACAGCCCTGAGCAGTTCAACCAACTGGTGCGCTCGCTTGAGCAGGTCATCTTTCAGCTCAACAACACCTACACGCCGGTGACCAGCGAGAACACTGCTGGCGCGGCCACGTGGATGGCCATGGGCAGCGGAGCGGGAGGCGGGTTTGCCGGCGGTATCCGTGGGTTCCAAAACAGCAATGGCATCATCTTGCCCCAGGCAATGATGGTCTCGGACCAGGACCAGACAAACGCCAGCATTACCGCTGAGAACTTGCTCACCTTTGCCCCAGCGTTTTCCAATGGCATCACCGTGGAGAGCGGCTCACGGATCAAGGTCCCCTGCGCAGGCCAGTACCTGGTGACGTTCACCTTGCAGGTGACAAACCGCAGCAATACGGCGGGTGAGTTTGAGGTATGGGCCAAGGACACGGGCGTCAACTACCCATTGAGCAACACACGGTTTGACGTGCCAGCCCGTAAAACTGCCACCATTTGGTCTCACGTGGTCCCGGCAGTTACCGGCATTTTCACTGTGGATGACCCCATCAACGACTATCTGGAGGTTGCATGGTGGTCAAACAACATTGACATTTACCTGGAGCACTATGCCGCTGGCACAAGCCCCACGCGCCCTGCCATACCGTCGGTGATCCTCACCATCAACTTTGTATCGGCGAACTGACCATGGCAAACAAGTACCTTCGGAAATATCTGACCCCAGCAGCGGCGACGGAGACCACGATTTACACCGCCCCAGACGCCAACACGGCGGTGTTGTCCTCTTTGCGGGTGACGAACAGGAATGCGTCAACCACCGCTTTGACGGTCAATGTCTACCCTGTTGGCGGGGCTACCGCATATTGTTTGCTCAAGGGTTATTCACTGCCCACGAACCAGACTTTGGACGTTTTAAGCGGAGTGCCATGCGTTTTGGAGACAGCCGACGTAATTAAGGTCACCAGCTCGCAGGCCACGGCTGACTTTTACCTGTCCTACCTAGAGATGGACAGGTCGTAATGAGTGGACAGGACGAGTGGTTTTGTTGGATAATTTCAGCCATTAACGCGTCCTTTCCAGGCGCGCGGCCCCACGCAGGGCCACTGGCCAAACTCGGAAAGGACAACCATGGCGAATGAAGGCATCATGGCGCTGCCCCAAGGGGCAGGCATGCAGGACGACCAGGCATCTGAGATGCCTGCGGTGACCAGTTTTGACGCGTACGACGCTGCGCAAACCGCTCTTAAGATGGCCCGGCCGGAGGAGCAGGACATGCTCCGCCAGGCCCTGCGTGAGAACATGCAGGAGCTGGAGCTGACCCCGTCTGAGCTTGAGCAGCTCATCGAGGTGTTTGAACAGCTCTCCCAACGCCCTGACCGTTACAAGCAGATGCGCGAGCAGCTCATCCGCGAGGACATCGTCGACGCTGAAGACATCCCTGAGGAATACGATCCGGAGTTCTTGGGCGCTGTTCTGTCGGTGCTCAACGAGTTGAAGATGACCTCCATCCAGGGTGCGCAAGCTCCCATGATGGAGGAGTCTCCGATGGAGGGCATGGGAGCGATGCCCATGGCCCAAGGCGGGTTGGCCGATGTCGCTTCGTACTTGGCCTCTCAAGGGCGCCGCGGCGACACCATGCTCGCGCACATCACGCCAGAGGAGGCACAGCTTCTGCAAAGCCGCGGCGGCGCGGGCACGATCAACCCAAACACGGGCCTGCCTGAGTTTTTCGTGAAGAAGGTTGCCAAGGCCTTCAAGAACACCGTCAAGCGGGTTGTCGACGTCACCAAGAAAATTGTCAAGTCCCCCGTCGGTCGAATCCTGATGACCGTTGCATTGGCCACGGTCCTCGGGCCAGCAGGCATTGGCCTGGCCAGCACCACCGCCGGAGCAGCGGCCCTGGGCAGCGCGGGGGCCACGCTGCTTGGCGGCGGCAACCTCAAGGACGCTCTGATCTCCGGCGCCATGGGCTACATCGGCGGCGGCGGCACGATCATGGGCACCAACCCCATGGCAGCGGTCGGCAAATACCTGCCGGGCGTCACGGGTTCTGCCCTGAACACCGGCTTGGCCACGGGCGTCATTGGCGCCGGCTTGGGCAAGCTGGGAGGCATGAGCACGCAAGACGCCCTGCGCATGGGCTTGATGTCCGGCGCTTCCGCGGCGGCTTTGGCCGGCGTGCGGAACAACACGACCCTGATGGACGGTCGCGTGACCCCGGAAGACCTGCGTCAAAGAGCTCAGGAGGGTTTCAGGAGCGGCGAGATCGCGGCGCAAAACGCCGCTCAACCAAGTGCTCCGGGTCCTATCGGGACCGCTGCAGACCTCATGTCTCCGGTGGAGTCGCTGAACTATGGCGGCACTGCTCAGGCGGCCAGGTTCATGCCATTTGAGCCGCAAGGGCAAGGTATTTCTCCCCAGCGCCTAGCATATGACGCCGCGCAACAGGGGGATATTGGCCGTGTCGCGGACTTGCAGCAAAAGTTCCCCGATAGGATCGTGGGCCGCTATGAGTACGATGCAGGCGGCGGTGCTAGGTCTTATTCAATGGCAACCAGGGACCCAGTAAGCAAGTTCACCCAGAGACCGCTGGAATTTAATCCTGCCGCTGGACCTGGCGTCGCGCCAGCGGGTGCCGCGCCTGCGGCCCCGGGGGCGACGGCCCCGTTTCCTTCCGCCTCTCAAAGCGCCCTGGACCAAATCTACGGAGGGCCTGCACCAGGGGCGGCGACTCCGGGGGCAGTGGCTCCAGGGGCAGGAGAACCGGGCTTTTTTGATCGCATGGCCCAAGGCGCCAAGGACTTCTACAGCGAGAACATCTCGCCGAGCCGCCCGGGCCTGCCCAGCGACGTCAGCTTCATTCGCCAGTACGGCCCGCTTGCGGCAACCGGTTTGGCTGTGGCGGGCGCTGCCGGCGGGTTCAAGAGCAAGCCTGCCGACCAGAATCCGGCGTTCAACCGGGACTACACCGGCATCGACTACATGAGGGATAACCCCAGTATGTTCACTGGGGGCCTGGACTCTGGCTATAGGCCGCCTATGGTGCGCCCGCCCATGGTAGATATCCCAACTCCTGGGTATGCCGCGGCGCCAATGGGCGCCCCAGGAATCTCGGCCCCCGGAGGTTTCAGCCGTAGTCCCGCGGGGATACCGCAGCCCTACAACATGGCGGGCCTGTACGGAGTGCCCATGTTGTACGGTCAGCCGCAGAGGCTCGCAAAAGGTGGCCAGCCCAAGCCGACGGAGTTCCCGCGCAAGACGGGCCCGATCAACGGCCCGGGCACGGGCACTTCGGACTCCATTCCGGCCATGCTGTCGGACGGCGAGTTTGTCTTTACCGCCAGGGCGGTACGCAACGCTGGGGGCGGCAGCCGACGCAAGGGAGCTGCACGCATGTACAAACTCATGAAAAAGCTCGAAGGCGGAGCTGTAAAGGCGTAACCCATGTCAGACCAGACCGTTACCCAATCGATAATGCGGGAAGCCCCGGAGATTGAAGCGTATAAGCTCAAACTCCTTCAACAGGCGCAGGCCCTTGCCTACAACAACATCATTGATGACAAAGGCAACGTCATCGGGCAACGGACCCCGCTGGGTGAGCAACTCCCCGCCTATCAAGTAGAGGGGTTTACTGGCCCTCAGACAACCGCGATTAACGCGGCAACGGCCACGGGGGTGGGGTCCTTCACGCCCTACATGACGGCGGCCAACCAGGCACTGGGCGGCGCCTATGCCACCACCGCCGAGGCCGCTGACATCCTGCGCGGCGCCGACACCCGGGCGCAGTTCACCGACGCACAGCGGGCCATGCAGCAAGCTGGGGGCGCCACTGCCAACATGGCAGCGGGCCTTGCCCCAATCTCCCAGGGGCTTGGTTACCTGGGCACGGCAGGCCAGCGGGCCTTGGCCTCCGACACGTCCGCCCGGTTCAACCCGGCCTACCAAGACATCAGCAGGGGCCTCGGATCGCTGACCACGGCCCAGCAGATGGCCGCTCAGGCCAGCCAAGCGGACCTTCGCCCGGCCACTGCGGCCATCGGACAAGGGCTCACGGGCCTGACCGAAGCGCAGCGCATGGCTGCGATGAGCATGGGCGCGGACCTGTCCGGCTCCCAGGCACTCCTGAGCCAAGCCGCTGGCATGACCGCTGGCGCACGTCCGGACTTTACGGGGGCGCAAAGCGTCACCATGGGCGGCCTGCAGCAAGGCTCGCTCGCGGCCCAGCAAGCCGCTCTGGCGGCCCAGCAGCCGGGCTTTGGCCAAGCCAACGCCTATCTGGGCATGGCAGGCCAGACTGCGGCTCAGGCCGGCCCTTCTGACTTCACCGGGGCCATGCAAGGTCTGGGTGGTGCTGGCCAGACGGCCGCGCAGGCTTCTCAAGCCGCTGCCCAGGCTGCCGCGCAGCCGGGCTTCAACATGGGCGTGTACAACGCCATGACTGCTGCGGAGCAGGCCCGCTTGGCCGCTGCGCAGCCGGGCTTTGAGACCGCAGGCCGCACGCTCCAGCAGGGCATTGCCCAACTGGGCGGTGCCGCTCAGGGCTACAACCCACAGGCCGCTCAGGCCTTCATGAATCCGTACCAGCAGCAGGTGATCGACGAGACCATGCGTCAGATCAACCGCCAAGGTGCGATTGCGCAGCAGGGTTTGGCAGCACAGGCCGTGCGGTCTGGTGCGTTCGGCGGCGAACGCGAGGGCGTTCAGCGTGCCGAGATGGAGCGCAACCTGATGGATCAGCGCGCCAGCACGATTGCCAACCTCCTGTCGCAGGGCTACAGCCAGTCGCAGGCGCAGGCCATGTCGGCGTTCGAGCAACAGCAGCAGCGCCAGGCGCAGGCTGCACAAGGCATTGGCCAGCTCGGCAGCCAACAGGCTGCCTTGGCCGCTCAACAGGCTGGTCTTGGCCAAAGCGCCGCGCAGCAGCTCGCGCAAGCCGCGCAGTTGCAGACTCAGGCCGCTGGCCAGCAGGGTCAGTTGGGCTTGCAGGCCGCGCAGCAGCGGTTCCAACAAGCTGGGTTCGACGCTCAAACGGCCATGCAGATGGCTCAGTTGCAGCAGACCCAACAACAGCAGCAGGCGCAGCAGTCTCAGTTGCTCTCAGGCATCGGCAGCTTGTACGGTCAGCAGGCACAGGCGCAGGGCGCTCTTGGCCAGCAGGCTGCGCAGACTGCTATGCAGCAAGCGCAGCTTGGTCTACAAAGCGGTGCCCAGTTGGGACAGTTCGCGGCCCAAGGAGCACAGCTCGGACAAGCCGCCGCAGGCCAGCTCGCCAACATCGGCCAGACCGTGGGCCAGCAGGCCGCGCAGCAGGCGCAGCTTGGCCAGGCGGCAGCAGGTCTCTACGGCAACCTTGCCCAGCAGCAGATCGCTGGTGGCCAGGGGCTGGGTCAGCTCGGCGTGCAGCAGGCGCAGCTTGGACAGGGGGCCGCGGGCCAGTTCCTGCAAGCAGGGCAGCAGTACGGCAACCTGGCCTCGCAGCAAGGCGCGCTAGCCGGACAGGAGTCGGCGATCAACCAGAACATCGCCAACCTCTTGGCTCAGCAGGCGGGCCAGTATGGTCAGATGGGTGGCCAGATCGCCAATATCTACGGCCAGCAGGGGCAGCAGTTCCAAGGGCTTGGGCAGGGCATCGGGCAGTTGGCCGGGCAGCAGTTTGGCATTGGCCAGGCTCAGGCCCAGGGCCTCGGTCAGATGGCCGGTCAACTCGGTCAACTCGGCGTGCAGCAAGGCGCGCTGGGCCAGACCGCGCAGGCGCTGCAGCAGGGCGACATCAACTTCCTGTACAACGTCGGCCAGGCGCAGCAGGCCTTGAATCAGCAGAAGGCAGACGCCGCGCGCGCTAACCAGTTGCAGAAGGTTTACGCCCCGTACCAGCAGGCAGGCTTCCTGTCGGACATCTACAAGGGTGCACCGTCGAGCCAGATGTCGACTCAGGTGGCCAGCCAGCCCACTGCAAGCCCGTTCCAGCAGGCTGTTGGCGTGGGCCTCGGCGCGCTGACCACGGCCGCTGGTGCGAAGAAAATGGGACTTTTTTAAGAGGTAGCCATGAAAGACAAGATGATGGGCGACGACGACGTCGAGAACGTCGGAATCATGCAGGGGTTCATGGACTCCATGAGCGAAGACGAGGATGAGGGCGAGGGCGAAGACCAGGATGAGGGCGAGGGCAAGTACCTCGAACGCCGTCCGGATTCCCCCGAAATCCTCATGAACAACCTGCGCGGGGACATGCGCTCGATCGACGCGCGCCGCGACGAACTGGCCGACATGGTCGGCTACGCCGCTGCCACGGAGACCCCCGAGTCCGTGCTCGCGATGCTCCAGCCTATTCTCGCCCAAGGCGGCGGGATTGGCGCGCTGCCCCCTTCACAAGCCATGGCCCAAGGGCCACAGCCCCCGATGGCGCCTCCTGGGCCCCAAGGAGCAGCCCCTGGCGGCCCGCCTCCTGGTGCACCGCCCATGGGCCCCGGCACACCGGGCGCAGAGATGGCGCCTCCCCCTGCGGACGGCGGCATTGCAGCACTCTTGGGCGGCGCCGGCGCGCCCCCGGCAGAAGGTCCGCCGCCCGTGCAGATGGCCCGCGGCGGCTACGTCCAACATTTTCAAACGGGGTCTGATCCGAGCGGCGTGACCCCTGCTGACGGTACCGCTCGGGAAGACGAGAACATGCTGTACGACCCTGCGATGGTCAGCAGTGCCAAAGCAGAAATGAACAAGCTCCTGACGCGGTCCCCTGCCGCTGTGCCAACCCTGACAAAGGCCATGGAGGCGCGTCTGCCGGAGTACCAGAAGGCGTTGGGCGCTGACAGGAAGCTGTCGGAAGCCCAGATGCTGTTTGAGCTGGGCCAGCGGGCCTTTGGCTTTGCGGCCAACGTCGACGAAGGCGGTCGCCCGCTCAAGGGAAGTTTCTTCTCGCGCCTGGCAGGGGCCACCAAGACGCTGCCGACAGCGATGGGCAGGCAATTGGAGGCCATGGACAAGATTGACCGCCAGATCAAGGTACTGGCCCTCCAGCAGGGCGAGAAGGACATTGACCAGGTCGTCACCCAGAACAACGAACTGCTCAAGCGCAAGACTGACATCTTCAAGGACGTCCTGCGCGCTGACGCAAAACTCCAGGCTCAGAAACTCAAGATGGGCGAATCGATCTTCGGCAAGGGCGACTTTGAATGGAACATCGTCAACATGCCCGGACTTACCGAGAGGTATGCACAGGGCCTGACCAATCCCGCAGAAGACAAGCTGATGGCTTCTGCCATCATGAAGTTCAAGCTGGGACGGCAAGAGCTCAGAATTCACCCTGTCACGAGAATCCCCGACATCGTGCAGGTGCCGGGCGTGCTCCCCGACTTTGTGGCGCAGGCCGAGGCGGCGCGCAGGAGACTGGGGCTGCCGACAGCGCCGCAACCTGTGATGAACCCCGCGGCAGGGGCGCGCCCTGCTGCTCCGGAAGCGGGTGCCGCGGCTCCTGCCGCAGTGCCCGCTGGTGCAGCGCCTGCGGCAGGGATGCCCGCGCCTGGGGCTCCGGCGGCTCCGGCTGCAGGTGCGCCCGCAGGTGCGCCCGCAGGTGCGCCCGCAGCAGGTGCCGCGGCTCAAGGACCACGGCCCATGACGCTGTGGGCCACCCGGACCGATGTAGCGGGCCCAGGCGCGGCGGCGGTTGCCGGCGTGTCAGCCATCCCTGGGCTGGGCGACCCTGCATCCTCAGTGACGATGGCACGCAAGAATGCTGAGCTTCTGGCAGAACGCTTGAAGGAGGCCATGCTCAAGAGCGTGGCCGGCAGTGTCTGGGAACAGAAAAACATCGACAAGGTCATGGCGATCCAGCCAAGCGCGTGGACTGACCCTGACGTGTACGGCACGCGTCTCATTACTCTTGGCCAGGCGCTTCGCGAGGGGATCGCGTCCTACCAGAAGATGGGGGCCGACAATTCTGGGCTTACTCCAGAGGACAAGGGCAAGGCGCGCGAAAAAGCCATGGAGTACCAGAAGTTCCTGGGCCAGATTGGCCTTCCTCCTGCTGCGTACACAATGGAGCAGCTCAATGCTCTGCGCCGGCAAGGACACAGAGAGGTCCTCTGGCAAGGTATCACGCCCATCAAGCAGAATTAACCAAGGCAAGACGGGGTTTCGCATGGATGAGAACGAAGCACAAGGTCAAGCGCCCTCTATCCCTGAGGGGTGGAGTCCTGTTGGCGGTTCACCAAACTTGAGGACGATTACGGAGCCTCTAAAAGGCTTTGATAGCGCCCCTCTCCCGGAAGGCTGGACAACAAGCAGGCCGACGTTGTCCCAACGCGCGGAGCAGGTCGGCATTGGCACTGTCCAAGGCGCAGCTCGTGACCTGCCTATTTTGACTGGCGCCGTAGGGGGCGCGCAATTTGGCATAAAAACAGCGCCTATGGTGGCGCCTGTCTTGGGCCCGTTCACACCTGCCTATCCGGTCGCCACGACCCTCTTTGGCATCGGTGCCGGGTACTTGTTTGGCCAAGAGCTTGACCGCTGGTTTCCTGCTGTGCCGCGGGACGATCTGGTGCCCTACCGCGAGGGTGCAAAGACCTTTGGCTCTGCCCTTTCCACCGCGCCGGCGGCATTCGCCATTCCTCAGATGACGGCCAATCGGGTGGCTCGAATCCTGTCCGCGGTCGGAGAGTCGGCCCGCCGAAGCCCAGGTGTTTTCATGGCAACAGAGGCCGGCACTGCCGCTGCTATGGGGGTAGCGGGAGGAATTTCAGAGGCCTGGGCGCCGGGGCAAGCAGGAACCCGTTTTATGGCGGAGACCACTATGGGGGTTATCTCTCCAGGCAGACTGCTGGTGGAGGGCACGAACCTTACCAAGCAAGGTCTTCAGTATGCTCGCGGGGCGAAGGCCACGCAGTCCGTTAGAATGGAAAACAAGGCGGTGAACATCCTGCTCGATGCCTTGGAGAAAAACAAGGAAGACCCAGCGGCACTGATCGCGGAACTGCGGCAGCAATTGCCTCGGGGCGTTGCTCCGACCGCTGCGCAGAAGACGGCCAGTCCTACTTTGATGGACCTGGAGAAGTCGCTGGGGGACTTCCACAAGCAGTTTGGCGCGCAGACGGCAAAGCAGGGCAAGGACGCGATGGCGGCGTACGAGCTTCTCATCGAGAACCTGCAAACCATGACGGGCAACCCCGCCGCACTGCGGGCGGCGGCCCAGCTTCGTGACACCAGGTTTCGCGCCACGTTGGACGCGCGCCTGGCACAGGCTGACGCCAACTCCGCGATGAAGATCGCGCAGATCACCAAGGACACCCCAGCCGCGCGAGCACAGATCGGCGACATTATCAAGACCGAAACAGAACTCGCACTCAGCCAGGCAAGGATGGCCGAGCGCGAGCTGTGGACCGCGGCTATCAGGGACCTGACGCGACCCGTGCAGAAAAAGACCTTGACGACAGTGCAGACTGGGTGGGACTACGGCAAAGACCGTCCTAAGACTACCACCTTCCAAGACGTGAAGCTGGTGGCACCAAGCCTTGCGCCGAGGCAAACTGCTGACCTCTTCTTGGCCCGCGCAGCAGAGGTCGGTGATGCGGTCTACGACCAGGCGGTCCCCGACATGGTTCGCAGGATCATGGATAGCTTCGGGTTGGACCAGGCGGCTGTGCGGAAGTACAAGCTTGGGCGCAACACGCAAGAGTTCTTGGACACCGGCAAAGTTCCATCCTCCTTTGTTGCCACACCAAAGTCTGTTCCGCTGGCCGAACTGGTCAACTATCGCTCCAACCTGTTGGAAGCAGCGCGCAACGATCCCGCCAATGCGGAGATGTATGCCAAACTGGCTGGATCGATGCTTGACGATCTAAGCACCGTCAATAATCCTATTCTTGATCAAGCGCGCGCTTTTTCTAACGCGCTGAACGACACGTTCACACGTACTTTTGCAAAGACCGCTTCCATTACTGGGGGCAAGGTGCGGGGTGGAGCGGAAAAGCTGCCCGCTGAAATCTTGGTTTCGCGGGCATTTGGCTCGAATGCAGACGTCACCATGCAGCGGATGGAGCAGATTGAAGACGCCGTCAAGTTTCTTCGCACGCAGTACGACGAGGCGGTGACCAAGTTTGGCACGAACAGCCCTCAGGCGCAAATGTTCAAGCCCATGGCCGAGCTGTCTGATATGGGCGTCGTGTCAGTTCGGGATGCGCAAAATCGTGTGCTGCGTCTTCTCGCCGCTGACGCGATTGAAACCGTGTACGACAAGGCCAAGGGCGTCAATGTCCAACAGTTGAATACGGCCAAACTCACGCGCTTTACCCAGCAGAACGAGACCATGCTCAATAGGCTGGGCATCATGGACGACTTGCGCGACGCCACACGTGCACAGAACCTACTGTTGCAGGTTAAGAGCCAAAACGATGTGATGGCAGACACTATCCGCAAGCAGACGGCGTTTGCGCAGGTCCTCTCTGCTGAAAGTCCAACCAGGGTCATTGGCGACATACTCAACAGCCGCAACCCCGTCAAAGGCTTTACTCAGGTCGTGAAATTGGCGAGGGCAGCGGGACCAGACGCAATGGATGGCCTGCGAGCATCCGTACTGGACTACGCCTACACAAAAGCAGGAGGCATGTCGAGCTCATTGCAAGCCGGCAGCGGGGCGAACAAGTTCAGTATCTCCGCCTACAACGACGCTCTCTTTGAGCCGCTGTCACGCACACAACCGTCGATAGTCAACATGATGCGCGCCAGCGGGGCGATGACGGCGCAAGATGTTCAAAGGTTAAAACAACTGATCGACCCGATGATGAAGGTTGAGACGGCGATCAAGAACGGCATCCCAATCGACAACCTCATTGAGGGAGCGGATGCTGTCACTGATTTGGGCCTGAAGTTGGCTGGTTCTGCGATTGGTACCAGGGTCGCCTCCGGAGCCACACCTGGCGGGGGCAACTCGCTGATCGCCGCTGCGGCCGGCTCCAAGGCGATCCGCCAAATCTTCGACGCGCTGCCCAACGCGACTGTGCGCCAGGTCATGGAGAACGCTGCCAAGGACCCGGAGCTGATGGCGTTGCTGCTCGAAAAGGGCAAGACAGCCAAGCAGCAGACCAGCATTGCCAACAGGTTTCTCGACAAGCTGGGCGCCATGGGCGTGGCGGTCGGCCGTACCGCGGTGACTCCTGCGCTGAACTACATCGCGCCTGAAGAACCACGGCCCTCGCAACTGCGAGACACCGTCCAGCCCATCTTCACCCCGCAGGGCCAAGCAGCGCGTCAGTTGCGTCTGATGCCCGTGGCCCCCAACACCCGTGGGGTGCCTGGCGTGCTGCCGCCCAAGGGCCCGCAGGGCCAGGCGCCGCAAGGCGGTGGGGGTGGTGGTGGTGCACCCAACCCCAGCTCGCGGTCGATGTTCCAGCAGCTCTTCCCGTTCGACACGGTCAGCCCGCTGGTGGCTGCTGCTCAGCAGCCCGCTCCGCCGACGTGAGCCTCTCCATCCACTGAGCCTTGAATGCGGACCATTCACGGCCAGTGGTGGTGAACTCCTGAGTTGTGCCATCCTGCACGGCAATCAGCACAGCGCCAAAGTCAATCTGCGTGTCGTACATGCGGTCGTGCGCGATCGCGTACGCCGCAAGCTGGTGGAAGTAGTCGGTGATGTACTCGTACCGCTTGGGCTTGACAGACTGCTTGAAGTCGACGATGGCCAGCTTGCCTCGGTACGTGGCCACCAGGTCGGTCGTTCCGGCATACCGGTGCCCAAAATGCAGGTTTATCTCCGAGCCATAAACCGTGGTAATTTGGCTAAAGTATGCATCAACGAGCTTGAGTGCCATCAGGTGGCCCTTCATAGCCAGCCAGTCAGCACCAAACGTCATCGGCTCGCCCGTCAGCACGCTCTCCAGCGTCGCGTGCATGTGCGTGCCGACGTAGGCCGCCTGCCCCTTGATCCTGTCAGCCTCCGCCTGCCCGACGCGGTCGGCCCATTCTTTGAGCTTTGCCTTGTCCTTCGTGCGGTCCAGGATCGTGGTGACCGACGGGACATGTACAGAATCTTCGGTTTTGTAAACACGTCCTGACGACGTGTCCATCCGGTCCAGTTTCTTGTACCCGAATTGGTGCGACCAGGGGATCAAATGAGCCATTGTTTGAGGTCCTCTCCCAGCACCTGGGTTGCGATGTTGATCTTGTCACGCAGGGCCTTCACGATCTTCTCATCCACCGTGCCTGGCGAGATGAGGTCGATGTAGGTCACGTTCTTGGTCTGCCCGATCCGGTGTGCGCGGTCCTCGGACTGCAAACGCTTTTCCAGGTCAAAGCTGTTGCTGAAGTAGACCATCGTGCTGGCCGCGGTCAGGGTCAAGCCGTAGCCGCCCGTGCTCGGGTTGCCAATGAAAAAGCGCATGTCACTGTCAGGCTTTTGGAACTCCTCCAGCACACGCTTGCGCTCGTCCCCATCGGTGTCGCCGTAGTACGTGCCGATGGTGTTCATGCCGTACTCTTTGGCCAGGGCCATCTTGATGGCTTCGATGTCGTGTCGGTACGTGGCCCAGATGATGATCTTGCCGTCCGTCTCCTCGACCAGGCCAAGCAACTCCTTGATCCTGTTGTTGGGCAACTCTACCACCGTGCCGTCGTCCATCTTCACGTGGCCACAGACGATCTGGTGCATCCGCATGATCTGCGTGAGTGCATTGACCGTGCTCACCAGGCCGCCGTTGATCTGCGCCAGAGCCATCGTCTTCATCTCGTTGTAGGCCTTGACCTGCTCGTCAGTCAGGTCCACCTCACGCTTGACGTAGAGCTTGTCCGGCAAGTCCAGGCACTCTTCCTTCTTCACGCGAAACGCGAAGCGATCGAGCTTTTCCTTGAGCTCATCAAGGCGCCTGTAGCCGACGATCTGCTTGAAGCTGTGCGTGTTGAGCTGGCGCTCCACGGTCACAGCGTAGCGAGCCTGGAAGACGTAGTAGCTGCTCGTGTTCAAGCAGCCGTCAGACAGGAAAGCACATTGTTGGTACAGGTCCATCGGGCTCTTCGTGACCGGGGAGCCTGTCATGATGCGCCTGAACCGCGCGCCACGGCCCACCTTCTCGGTGTTCTTGCTGCGCGTCGATGTGGGCGTCTTGATGGTCGTGCTCTCGTCGACTGCCATGAGCGCGTTGTGCACCAGCAGGAACCGCTTGGCAAAGGCTGTGCCCTTGGGCGTGCTGAAGGCCTCGACGTTCATCACGAGAATCTTGAGGTCCTCTGTGACGGTGAACAGGTCATCGAGCGCCTGCTGCTCGGCCTTGCGTGGGCTTGCTGCCCAGATGGCCATGCGGTAGACCACGTGCTCGGGTAAGTGCTTAGGGATTTCAGTGTCGTACCAGTTGCGGTAGACGCCCTTGGGGGCTACGATTAGCACCCCGTTGATCTTGCCCGTGTCGTAGAGCATGGCCGCGTTGTTGATCAGCATGAAGCTCTTGCCTGTTCCCATGTCGGCGAACAGGGCCGCAACTGGGCAATCCCAGAAGCGCTGAAGGTAAGCCTGCTGATGCAAAAACGGCTTGTTCTTGAACGGGTACGTCGAAAGAAATTGGTTCATGATGTCTCACTTTCTGGCAGGGGGTTGCGGGTCCCTGAAAAGATAGTGTACACTGCATGTCCGCTTTTAGAAAGGAGAAATAAAAGTGCCAAAGGTATATGTCGTCTCTGAGACTTCGCAACACAACATTGCGAGCGCCTTGGATTACGGCCAGATCGAAACCATCCTGCCATTCAATGCGCAGATCGCCTTTTCTGTCGTCCCGACAGTACGGCGCATTCAGCGCAAACTCGAACGCTTCACCGACGAGGACTTCTTGCTTCTCATTGGTGATCCGTCTGCGATAGGTATCACCTGCGCAGTAGCAGCCGCGAAGAACAACGGCCGCTTTAAGTGCCTCAAGTGGGACAAGCGTGAGAGACGCTACATCCCGTTGGAGGTTGATCTTTTCAAGAAAGGAGAATCTGATGAGTCTTACGAATTTATTTGAGGAAGATGCCGGTGCCCTGCAAGTTTCTGACGAGCAGGTAACAGGCATCGCGGGCCTTGCAAAGCGAGCCAAGCTTCTTGAGAAAGAACTTGCTGACCTTGAGAAGACCGTCTCAGAAAAGTCTGAGCAGTACCGCAAGCTCACTGAGCAAACGATCCCCGAGGCCATGGCCGAGGCGGGCATGAAGAAGTTCGTGATGGGCGACGGCTCAACCGTTGACATCAAGCCCTTCTACAGCGCGAGCATCCCCAAGGCGCGGCAGGAAGAGGCCTTCCAATGGCTGCGCGATCGGGGCTTTGATGACCTGATCAAGAACACCGTGAGCGTCCGCTTTGGGCGCAACGAAGACGAGCTTTGCGTTCGTCTACTGAGTCTCCTGGGCCAGCAAGGCTATCCTGCTGAGCAGGCACAGAAGATCGAACCCCAGACCCTCAAGGCCTGGGTGAAAGAGCGTGTCGAGAAGGGTGACCA